CATTTGCTCGGCAAGAGCAAACAATTCATCAAATCTATCCGGTGTAAATTCAAGAATTTGCACTGGATAGATCTACAGTAATTTGGTATTGTTGGCGTAATTTTCCAATTGTTTTACCAAATCTTTCAATCACCACAGGAAAGCCCATTTGCTTAACTGCGTGGATTGTTTCTGTGTCATCAGTAACGCCAACAACTTTTGTGTAATTTGATTTAATTAAAGCTTGAGCTAACTCTTTAAGATTATTTAAAAGCTCTTTATATTTATCAGCACTAAACACAAAAAGTTCACCAACCCCTGGTTGCAAAATCTTCAATAAAAACAAGGTGTTACCTGTCCTAAAAGAACGGTATTCATTGCCTTGTAAAAGGTGGTGGATAGCAGCGTATACATGCTTCCAATCTCTACCAAACAAAGCCGTTGTTGGGCTACGTCTAATAATTTCTTGGACAGATAGTCTGCCGTCAGGGTCTTTTTTACTGTATTCCATACCTATACTAATACGCAAAATTCCTAGTTTTTGCCCTTAAATCAACGACTTGGACCATTAATTATTTCAGTAAATTCCCTTGCCCAATCCTGCCAAGTTCCGTATGTACTAGGGTCTGGAATGGGGTAAACAGCAAAAGCCTCAGAATTAAGTAGGTTAAATGCTCCTAATTGCCAATTCTCTTCGGAGGCAAACTCAATGTTCTTTTGACCGTAGTAAATAGCCAAGTTGCCATTCCAGTCGTCCCAGCTCATATAGTCTGGAAGGCAAGGAAAAAACTGCTGAAAACTCATTTAAGGTCTTTCGTCCCCAAACTCAGCCGTAATCATATTTCGACCCATTTCAAAATTACCATCAATTTCGTTAGACTCAAACTTTAAACGAATTAAACGGTGCTCAACACGCAGGTCGATTTTACCAGTATCTTGGGTAAAATAGTATGGTCCAGAGTTTTCTTCGTTTTGCCCACCAGCAAACTTACGACCCAAAATGGTTAGTGCCATTGTACCAGATTGTAAAAAGTTTGGCTCAATACGGCGTAGATGCATGCGGCGGTTTACACCCACCAAATTATCACCCGACGGACTACCAGTTAACCAGCTTATATCACTAGTTGTAATAGTAGAATAGATAGCCTCTTCAGTATTTAAAGTGATCATATTAAGACCAAATTCATGCTGCCAAATTGAATAGCCGCCAGTTACGCTATACACTGTTGCGCCAGCAATAGGGCTTGGAGAAATTGTTTTATTAACGGTAACTAATGTAACACCTGGCGTTCCAATGGTGGTGTTAAAAATGTTTTGGCTAGTTACAACTCGATAAATAGCAGATTGTGGATTGGTATCAGATGACACATAGCTACCAGGGCTAAACACCGGTGTCAAATCGCCAGCAACGTAAAATTGATTAATAGCCGGTGCTGGTAAACTAGCGGGGTGGTTAATAACATAATGTGCTTGGTTATACTGCGGATTATATTCCCAACCAGCCCAAATAGGTGTTGGGAATAGCTCGGTAGTATATCCACAAGAACGACGCGCACCTACTGCAGAACCAGCATCGTACCAAAGTTGATCTTTGACGTTGTAGATAATAGCATCAGTACATTCTGTTGCTGTACCGCGGGGATAAAAAAACCAAATCTCGTTGTACCTTGGAACCTTAGTAGCCCAAACTTTTTGTCGTTGTTCGTAATTAAGGTTGTTAAATAGCCAGTTTACGTTTTTATCGTTTGGTAATACTTTGACGTTACCATTGTATAAATAGAAACGGTCAACACCCATCCAGAAAAAGATACCGTCCATCTCCACAACTGCATTAGAAGACATGATGGAGATTTGGCTTGAAACAATATCGTAATTCCAATAAAACTGAGTTGCTTGTGAATTAAAGGAAACACGAATAAGAGAGTCCGTAGCCCAGAACAAGCCAGATGGCGAGGCAGTACCTCCACGCATTGGCAAACCCTTGACGATTTTAGAGCTTGCCACGTTGACTTGGTTTGCTAATGGACCGTTCCAATCATAAAAGTTTTGATTGGTATACGTAGAATCTACGTTGTTATTTGCAATGAAGCCATGTGAGCCATATACAAAAATAAATGGATACAATACGCACACACCACCATCAACGCTAATGGGTTTGTAGGTGGGGTTTTGGCCCTCACTATCACAAAGGCCAGTGAAATAATAATCATTATCATTATCTGGCAACACATTACCAACCAATACCTGAGTGGCCACACCATTGTCAATATTAACTAGGTTTAAACCTGGGTGGGCAAAACACGCTAGATTACCGCCTTGTGGACTAAACTGTGCGTCAAACTGCCAATCATTACGATATGGGCCGTTTTGTGGATCGGGTGTAAAAATGCTGCTGTTTAACCAGATTTTACTAATTGTTCCCGCTGGTGCTGCAGGGGTAAATGTAATGGTAGTAGTATTTGTTGGACTACCTGTGTAAACCGAAGTACTAATTGTGTAGACTGTTGGTGTACCAGTTTGGCTGATAATAAAAGTCTTAGTTGGTGCAAAAGTAGTTGTTGCATTACCGGGGACAACTACTTGAGTTGTTGTATTTGATGTTACATTGGCAAATACAGAACCAGGCAAAAAGTTAACAACAAATGGACCACTACCTGCACCATAAGATGTGCCAGTAGTAAAAACATCTAAAGTTTCTGCGTTACCAGCAAAAATATAGTTAACACCATTATATGGAATGGCAATCATGCCACGGTAGATACCGTTAAATGCTGTAAAAATGGCTTTGTAGCCACCAATCTTTTTGGGGTCACCACGCTGAAAACGACACCATACACCATCAGTATATTGGTCGTTTTGAAATACTGTACCGTCGCGTTTAATCCCAGCCGGTATTGCTAGGCTGTAAATTGATGTATATTGCGAGGTATCTTGTTGCTGATTATCAGCCGGCATTTAGAACGTTCCGCCGTCAATTAGTTGCGCTACAAGTCTTGCGTTTACTGTGACCAATGGCTGTAATATATTGGAGTTATCAATGTTAATGATCTCCGTGCTATTTGCAGATAAGCCAAGCACACTAGTACCAGCAAGGTACATGCCTGTGTGGGTGTCATTGTTAAATGAGAAAGATGGTAACGCTGCAGTACCATTGGCAGCATAGTAAATGCCAGTTGAGCTTTGAGTTAGTACGTAAAGATTTAAGCCATCACTTAATACAACTACAATAGCCCCAGCAGCTAATACTAAAGGTGGTTGTGAGCTACCAGAAACAGTAAAGTTAACGTTATAGCCAGTTTGATTGGTGTTGTTAACCAAAACATAAAGCTGGGTAATCGCTGGTAAAGTAACCGTTAATGTGGTTGTACGTGAACCTGTTTGCGCAATATAGGTTTGGATGATTGGCGCAAAAGATACCAGACTTAATGATGACCCAGGGATATTATCAACGTCGTATGTTGCTGAAGTAAAGGTAAGGTTTGATGGGGAGGTGTATCCAACCGTAATAAAGTTACCGGTATTGCTGTCGTAAATGACGTACCCAGAATCACCTGGGTTAGCTGTAATGGCAGCTTGTCCGTTAATTAATGCTGGGGAAACTGGAGTAATGGATAGCGCACCACCACCACTATTTCTAAAACCAATATACCAACCAGTTGAAAGGGTACTTGGTACTGGTAGGTTTATTACACCAGCACCAGCGTTCCAGTTAAATGTAGAAGCGCGGCTAAGGTCGTTTAGTGTTGGTGTAGCTGTAATGTCAACAACGTTTTGTGTAGTTGCTAGCTGACCAGATACGGTAGTCAAGCCGGCACCCTGCAATGTTACTGCATCAGCGTATGATGTACCAACTCCAAACGCTATATTTGACCAAGTACCACCCAGAGTAGTATTATTAGTAAGATATACGTACTTAGCAGCACCAACAGCAACAGTGATTGACTCAGCACCAGCAGCATCGGTAACAGTAAAGGCATGTGCTCCCAAATTGCGGAAAAGAATGTCTGAACCAACGGCGCCTTGTGTCGCATCAGGTAATAAAATGATAAGACCATCAACACTAGCAACACAGTCCATAATACGGGCTGCAGGAACCTGTGTAGGGTTAACAACAGTAGGCCAGTAGAGCTGAGTGTTGGAGCTAAAGTTGAGAGCATAGTATGAAACGTCGGTGGGCTGAACGACATTACCAGTGAAGGGGGAAGTAAATGTTGTCATATATTATGGCTCTTGGACGGTAGTATTTCTATCCACACGACGAGCATTGTCCTCTTTCTTAAGAGCAGCTAGTGCATCTGTGTAATAAGATTTCCACACAGGCAGCTTGTCAAGAGCCTTTAAGTAGCCCTGTGCTTGGAGTAATGTTCCAAATAACATCGCCTGCGGCGCTTCTCTAGTAAATAGATTTTGCTGATTGGTTGTATCCAACGGTTGGATTTCGCTGTAGTAAATTATTTCCACTGGAGTTGCTGCAGCGGAAGCTGGTGCAATTGCCCAGTTGTTGTAGTCGTATTCTGCGTAGTAAAGAGGAACGGCCGGTGTAGACTCAGATTGGTACTGCGCTACATAATCTTGTGAGCGCATTAAAATAGGTTTGCCATTTGACTTTAACGAAACAGTTTTTCTCCAACGTGCTGGCTTAGCAACAATAACTTGGTTTTGTGCTAGTGTTGTTTCAACAACGGTCAACTGCAAGTAAGTTTTAAGTTCAGCAGCAATAGCAGATTCAGCCAAGCCAATCAAGCTAGGAATCTGAGCGACAAATTGCGCGTCATTACGTTCCATGTAATTTTGCACATCGGATACCAAATTGTCGTACGTCATTACGTATGCGTTGGTCATCTTGTGTAGTAACTCACGTTAGGGGTCAGCATTATCGGACTTTTGTCTCTTTCCTCGTTGCTCGCTATCATAAAATGTTTTTCAGCTTGCATCTCTAAATATTGGATACGTGCAAGATCAACGCCGGGTATTTGCATAGACAAGCGATGAGACAATGTAGCTTGCACAGAGTTAATCCAGCGGTCTGGCACATAGATTTGGTTTGTCAATGAACCAACGTCTTCCATTTGCTTTTCAACAACTAGCTGAAACATCTGAAAATCGTTATTTGCGACAGGCCAGAGGTACATAGATGGCTCAATGGTTCTATCAAACCAATACTGCAATGAGCGCACTGAGGGAAATTGTTTGTTTGGCAAATTCCAGTAGTCGTCGCGGTTTAGGCGCGCTAGTGGAATGACCTGTTGGCTCGTAGAAAATACAATCTGACGTATTGAGAACGTGGGCAACACAGTCTCACGCAAACGGTAGTACTGATGATTGGGAGTGGTGCTAATATTAAAATAGGCCCACTGGCGATCAGCCAATGTGGTCGCTGGGAATTGTTGGATCAGTGTCCAAGTAATTCCGTCATCACTGACCTCATAGGCAAAGTTGTAAGTTGTTGTCGTACCTGGCGCAGCATAACCATTAAAACCAACATAAAACACTGGCTGTGGCTGTGGGTATGTCAGACCAAAGTAATTCTCGCCAACGGTTGACGTAGCAACTTGGTTTAAATTCTGATCAAATACTGTGGGGGATTGTGGATTGTCAACTGGAAGATAACTAGACGCTGCGGAGTTAACGATGTAGACCCAGTTTGCTTCTCTGACGTCAATGGTAGTTTTTGGAAGAACTAACTGCTGTTGTGCTGTAACAGCACCGTACAATTGGTTCTCTAGTAACCAGAGATTGACACCTAAATTGGATAGGTTTTGTAGATTGTAGAAAAGGGCTTGCTTACCAGCGTTAACATATTCTGGCGTTATTTCCTCAGCGGTTTTACCAGCATCACGAAACGCAAAAGAAATTAGTTGGTCAACATTAATTGTTGTTTGACCAGTCGTCCCAGAGTATGCCATGTTATCGTCCGCGACCAGCGGCCTTTTTCATTACTGTTTTGGGCAAGTTGGGTTTAGCCTTGCCAGCCTTAATAAACTCTTTACCAACCTTCTTTGGTATGCCGAGAGTTGATTTGCCGGCAGCTGCGGCGTACATTGCCTTCATTTGCTGTTCGGATTTGATTGGCATTATGAGCAAGTCCCGCCAGTGTTCATCTTTTTAGCTTTACCACCCTTTTTCATTGCAGGTGCGGCTGGCGCAGCAGGAGGCATAGCAGGAGGCATAGCAGCTGGCGCAGCAGCTGGTGCGGGTGCTGGGTTCATACCACCTTGGTTTACAAACTGAGATTGCTGAGCTGGTCCAAGATACTTCATAGCATTTTTGGCACGTTCCAGCATACGACGACGTTCCATATCATTGGCAGATCCTTGACCAATTCCACCAGGTAGGGCATTTTGCATAGCAGCTTGTTGTAAACCTGTGCTACCGCCATCAGCCATTTTCTTAACAGCTTTGCCACCTTTTTGTAATTTAGTAGCTTTAATATCTTTGGTTTTTTCGATGTTATCTAGATCGCCAGCTTTTTTCTTGGCGCCATAAACATTATCTACTGAACCACCAGTTTTATATTTACGGACAGTGCCGACTGCCTTTTTGGCACGGCCACCTTTTTTCAAGGTAGACAGATCCGTTTTCTCACCAGGATGCTCTTGTTTATCGTGAATGGCAATCGCCTTTTTCACTATGGCTTTATCTTGGGCAATGTCAGCAGTATCAGTGACTTTACGATCGCGCTTAGTGTAATTGCTTACCTGCGTCTGAACCAAGCCGCCTTTTTTAAAACATTGCATTTTTGGTAGTTTTTTAAAATCGTCCATTTCTGTCCCTGTAGGTTATTCCTATATCTACTAATACGCTAAATCAAGCGTTTACGCCCTAAATTCCGCTTAAAAATAGCGCTCTTTCACGTTTTCTTCTATTTTTTGTGGCTTTGCTTAAATACTGTTTGCAATTATCAAAATGGTATCTTGTCATATTAGACCCTTTCTTTTTTGTTAATTTGCATTTTGGGCAGGTTATTAATTCAGCATTTTTCTTTGTTTCTGATTGCTTTTTTGCGTATTCTGGATTAAGCATTGGGGAAATCCATGAACCATTTAAAACAGCAATTTTTTGTATTGATTTTCTTTTTTGACTATATTCTTTTGTTTGTGTGTGATGAACACCTTTGGTTACCCGTTCTTGTTGCCATTTTGGTAGTTTAGCCCCAGAAATTCCCTCACCACCTAACGTTTTATTTACCAAAAATCCAAAAACATTAAAATGTTTAATTAAATCAATTTCCTCTTTAAATGCTTCAACTTCTGTTAATTGGTCAGCTAAAATGACAACAGAATACCCATATTTATTAACAACGTTATGCCAGTGTGGATTTCTTCCCGTTTTTTGATACGCCCTTTTATTGCTACCTTTTCCAATATAAAAAATAGTGCCGTCTGGTTTAGTATGAGCATAAACGTAATGTTGCATATTAAATACCACTTAAAAACAATGCTCTTTCACGTTCCCTGCGTTTTTGTAATACAGCAGGTTTGTTCCACATTAAAAAAGCGTCTGCAGCTCCTTTTAAGTCATTCTCGTTAATTTTTTTAACAACAGTGGATTTTTTAAAATTTGTGGCCCCAAGATTAAAACAAAGGCTGTATAGGGCGTCGTATTGGTTCTGGCTAAGGGATACCTTCACCGAGCTCTCTACGGCCTCGCTACACCACTTTAAATCGCTTCTAAGGAGGTCTTCTACCTGCTCGTCAGTAAGAACGGCGTCTTTTAGGTGAGGCTCGTCTGCCTTGATTAAATGGCCTACACCAATGGTAAGCAGACCCTTAGAGTCTTTATAGGCTTTATTACGGGAGCCTTCTTCTTTGATGATAAAGTCTAGGGTGGATTTAGCGATTGCCATAATGTTTTCTTCAATCTGGGTAAATCGGTCTGTAAAGTGAATTATTGCAAAACTACCTAACAGCCATAATGCTACAGCGACTACTTTTTTCATTTTTACTCCTTACTCTGTGCCATTATAACAGGGCTCAAATTGGGGTTTATTGTGATTCAAATGCCTGTAGTTGGGTCAATTGATCCGCTAGTTTGCGGTATTTTTCGTTGTTTTCGATGGCAATGGAGAGGAGGGTAGCTGTGTCAATGGTGCTGGCGGTACCATCAAGGCTGCTGGGGGCTGAGGCCTCACCAGTCGCACTGGCGTTGAACACCCGCACAAAGCCGTTGCTAATAGCACACCGATTAGACCCAACAGCCAAAGTGATTTGTTTTTGTAGATCGGCATTGTGATTTGATACTTTGGTAATTTGGTCAATATACTGCACAACCAGCTGGTCACCTTTTTGCTCAATGTCATCTTTTTCCTTTAATGCTAGTTCGTTTGCCTTTTCTATTTTAGCAATGTAATAGTCTGAAGTCCAGCTATAACCCACATAGCCACCTGCCACAATAGACAAGGATGCAATGGTGATGTATAGGTAGACTCCACTAATACCGCTTAGAAGTATTTTCCACATTATCTAAACCCCGAGATACGTGGTGAGAACACAAAGGTAGCCTGATATGGGCTAGGTTTGGGGCTCACATTCGGATCAACCAATGCACGAATATTCCAGCCGAGATTAAACATAATACAACGAGTAGTGCTAGGTATATGCCTAATCCAAACAAACTGAAAGAGTCCGTTAGCGCGGACCAAAAGCCATCCTTCTTTTGCATTGTCATTATCCTTAATTAGATTGTCACCATTAAAGACGGCAGCATTATTGGGAATAAAATAGTGTAGTGCAAAACTATACGCCGGATTGCGTAATAGCCATTTTACCTGTGAAAGGTAAGATGGCGGGTTTAACAGGTAAAAAGCTGCATCACCATCTAGGCTATTATCCGGTGTCATAAACCAAGACAGCCAATTAGGCAATCTAGGCCCCATGCCGTACTGAGAATGATTATCATTCCACCCTTCTTGCTGCGAGGCAAAGAGGGGCAGTATGGGGGCTAGCAATACGGCTAATAGGGTAACAGCCAGGCTGATGGGTACTAAAATGATGTAAAGAAGGTAGATCACTGCGGCTCTGTCTCTTTTTTGGCCATGATCGAAACACCACTTGCGCCGGACACAATGCCAATAGATTCAGCTAGTTCACGCAAGCTGACATTGCCGTGTATCATTTCGTAAGCAGCCACGCCGATTACAGCAACCAAACCTATGAGCCAGGCGACACGGCCTAGGTCGTAGGTCTCGTTGTCCTTGCCGGTGAGTAGCTGTTTGATAATGGTGTTCATTAGTCTCTTAGGTCGTCTAGCTTGTCCTCAATGCGATGGACAGCTTTTAATACTTCTTCCCAGCGGTCAGAGAAATCGTCTTTGTGGACATAGTTCTCAGCAATATGGGTGCGAAGGTCGTGTAGGTCAAGTTTAAGAACCTGAACCGCCGTCCATAGCTCTTTACAGAACCAACCACACGCGACACAGATAAGGGGTAATATAGTGTTGATAAGAGTTTGTAAATCCACGTTGAGGTCCCGGGTTTATAATTATTATGGGTATGGGAAGACAGACAGCGGGTTAGGCTGTCTGTCTTATTGCGTCACGGGTGTTGCTATTTAGCCAATCAAAGCAGCTACTTCAGCCTGTGTTAAACCTAGCTTAGCCAGTTTGTCCATAGCAGACTGTTTAGCAGCTACGGCAGCTTCTTGGGCAGCAGTTTCGGCATCTTGTAATTCTACTAGTTTGGCTTGTGCAGCAGCCATGTCATAAGACACTTCATTTTCGTCTTTGTCATAAGCAACTTCGCCACGAATAGTAACGATTGCTGGGTCAAGTGCATAAATAGCTGTGTGTAAATTAATCATCCTGCAATCTCCATTACTGTAATTATTGAAGTATCGTTATTTATTTGTACTGATGTAGTACCAGCATTGCCGTTTCTAGCAAAATAAATAGAATATGTAGTTGCTGAAGTAGTTGCTGGAGAATCCAAAGCCATAACTGGTGCAGATGTAATACAAGCATTAGATAAATTTAAATAACTTGTATATACGGCATTTTGTTGAATTAATGTTGTATTTCGATAAACAGCAAGACCAACGCCTACTCCGCTTCCTTGATTGTTGTATAGACCATTCATGCCAGCAATAACAAGTATTTTGCTAGTGGAAAATTTTGGAGTAATAGAAACGCTTAAACCAGTTGTAATATATCCGCTAGTAGTGGAAGCTGGAGTTGATGTTGTTGCTTGAACCACTTGCAATACGCTACCAGTGGGCAATACTGAGTATGGTACTGATCCATTTACAACCGCTGCTGTATTCTGAATAGTCCCGTCAGGGAATGTGACTGCGGGGTTTGTCCCGCCTAATGTTATGCTCATTTAAGTTGCTCCGCTGTAGGTTTAGCTAGTGTAGGATGTTCCCATTTAGCAATGTAGTCGCCTTTGCCGTCTGAATCGTTTTGAAGTGTGATTACAGTCATAAAATCTTTTTGTGTAAGACTAGGATATAAAGCCATAATTTTTTCAAATAATGTCATTTTATGCTGTCCTCATTAAAGAACCATTAATCCAAGTATTTGTAGAAGATGCGCCTGTATTTTTTGAGCCACCAGTATATTGAGCCGCATATATTTCTACATAATCAGTAGAACCATTAAAATAAACTAAAGAACCGCCTGAAAAAGAACCTATGCCACCACCTGTTGTGCTTCCAATGTCTTGTAATCTTTTATATTCAGAACCATTTTTATAAATACTAATATATGTTTCATTAGTCAATCCACCAGACCAGCCAACACTTGCACTAATATAATAATAGCCAGCAATTAAAGGTGTAAATCTATAATTTGTAGAAGCATCAAAATAAGAATTTGTATCATATTCTTTAGTTTGAAATTGTAATTTTGTTGCTGTTCCTGTTGAAATAGATTGCAATGTGCTTTGATAAGCACTAAACGCTGGCATATTACCTGACACCATTACAGTACCAGTAGCAGCAGGAAGGGTTGCGGTGTTGGAACCAGCTACGGCAGGAACAGTTAAGTTCACTACCCCGCTAGTATCTCCTGAGATTACGATTGAGCTCATATTATTTAGTTCCTTTTAATGCTGCAACATCGGCTTGTAATTGAGTGATGATGGCTTGTTGTTCTTTAATTGATGCTACAAGAAGTGGAATAACATCGGTGTATTGAACACCCAATTTATCTGGGTTGCTATCATCCACAGATTCAGGCAATACTTTTTGCAAATCTTGAGCAATTAAAAATGCACGACTTTTGCTTTCATCATCAGTTTTATAACGACCTGTAACAGAACGTAATGATGCAACTTTTTCTATTGCATTTTCAATAGGTTTCAAATCAGTTTTTAAGCGTTCGTCTGAATACGAAATCCATGATGTTCCACCATAACCAATATAAACACCAGTAGCTGAGTCATTAAAAACAACAAAATTTCCAGTATTATCAGGACCAATTTGCCATTTTCTAGAAGGTTGTGCTGTGTTTACAAACCCCATACTACCTAAGGCAGTCCCTTGTGAACTAGAAAGGTTAAACTTTGTATTTGATAAAATTTGACTTGTAGTACCAACCAACAAATTACCACTAGAGTCAATACGCATCCGTTCTGTCGTATATCCACCATTGGCAAATATTAAATTACTTCCAGCAACAATATTGGAAATCCAAGCATCGCCTGAACTAGCAGTTGGGGAAAAAGATAACCATGCATTTTGTCCTGCACCAGTAGTTGCTATTTTAATTTCAGGTTCATTTGCGGTACTAACTTGAAGAACTCTGTTAGAGCCATTTCTTCCTGATGGACTAGCAGTACCAATACCTACATTTTGACTAGCGTCTACTGTGACTGCAGTTGTACCAGCAGTCTGGATATTTAAGATTCCGCTATTGTCTGCCGAGGTGATGACTCCACCAGCGCCAGAAGTTGAAGCGTTAATTGAAGATGCCATGTTGATTCCTTATAAAATAACCCAGCGTTGACCGCTGGAAACTGTGACTGACTGTCCACTCGCTACAGAAACAGGGCCTACGCTCATTGCGTTATTACCAGAAGCGATAGTATAGCTAGTTGATACAGTAGCAGAGTTTACTACAATACCGTTGCTAGCAACAACTTGGCTTGCCTGCAAATCGCCTGTAGAAGGCTTGTACAGGTACTTAGCGTTTGATGTGTAGATTGTTGTAGGAGCGCCAGAAGTAGCATTGGAAAACAATGGATACAGGTTAGAAGCTGTAGTCGTATCGTTGCTAATAGAAGCACCGCTAGCAGGAGCCGCAGTCCAAGCTGGAACACCAGCAACAACCGACAAAATCTGCCCTGTTGTGCCAATAGGTAGCTTAGATAGTGTGTTGCTTGCAGAAGCGTAGAGTGTGTCGCCAGTGGTGTATGTGCTAAAACCTGTACCGCCATTAGCTTGCGCCAATGTGCCAGCTAATGTAACAGCGCCAGTGGTTGCTGTGTTAGGTGTTAATCCAGTCGTGCCGCCTGAGAAGGACGATACGTTGACGCTACCAGCTTTACTAGCGATGACCTGTACGTTGCCGCTTGAGTCTTTATAAAAGAGCTTACCATCTGCAGTATTTAACGCCAACTCACCAGCAACCAAATTGGCTGCTAAAGGTGCATTAGTGGCGGTTGCACTGTAGTACAAGCTTAACGGAGTGTATCCCGATTGTGCCATATTTATTTCCTTCTAATTAAAATGAACCGCCAGATACAACTGTAATGCCGTATCCAGATAAGGTTGTGGGTTTACTTGTCAAATCGGCAAAAACTCCGCTAAACAAAGTAGGCTTGCTTGTCAAGTCAGTATACGAGCCGCTAGTTGCTACTGTAGCTAAAGTTGGCTTTCCTGTCAAGTCAGCATACGCACCTGAGAACAAAGTAGGCTTATTTGTTAAATCGGTATATGAACCGCTAAACAGGGTTGGCTTGTTAATCAGGTCAGTATATGAACCGCTAGTTGCCACAGTAGCTAATGTGGGTTTGCTTGTCAGATCGGTATATACACCAGAGAACAAACTTGGCTTGTTAGACAAATCATTATAAGAACCGCTAGTTGCCACTGTTGCCAAGCTACTGCTGTTTGCTTTAAGAGCTAACGCGCTATCAACCGCAGTCTTAGTATAAGCATCAGTAACGCCATAACCAGACAATGTAGTAGCTTTATCAGCCTTGCCCGATACAGTATTAGTCAAGGCAGCCGCTGCGGACTCATCACTTGCTAACTGAGCATCAATCTTAGCCAATGTGTTCAGAGCAGCAGGAGCAGCTCCTACAACAGCTTGGATTGCAGAGCTTACATCTGTTGGGCTTGTTGGGGTATACCCTAATGCGTTAGCAATTGATGTAGTTGTTACGCTTGCATCTGTACCAGCTGGACCTGTAGCACCAGTGTCACCTTTAGGACCCTGAATTCCTTGAGGACCCTGAGCACCTGTGGCACCAGTAGCGCCAGTATCACCTTTTAAGCCCTGCGGTCCAGTTGCACCAGTAGCTCCTGTATCACCTTTAGGGCCTTGGATACCCTGAGCACCTGTTGCACCAGTATCGCCAGTTGCGCCTGTATCACCCTTTAACCCTTGTGGGCCTTGAGGACCAGTAGCGCCTGTTGCGCCGTCCATTCCAGCTGCACCTGTATCGCCTTTAGGACCTTGAGGACCAGTTGCTCCTGTGGCACCGGTAGCTCCTGTATCACCCTTCAAGCCTTGAGGGCCCTGTGGTCCAGTTGCGCCGTCCATGCCGTTTGTGCCATTAGTACCAGCTGCGCCAGTGTCACCCTTTAAGCCCTGAATACCTTGTGCTCCAGTAGCGCCTGTGGCTCCTGTATCACCCTTAAGTCCTTGGATACCCTGTGGACCTTGAGCGCCCGTATCACCCTTATCGCCTTGAATTCCTTGAGCGCCGGTTGCACCAGTATCGCCTTTAGCACCATTGGGACCAGCAGGACCTTGTGCTCCTGTCGAACCAGTGTCACCCTTGTCACCTTTATCGCCTTTGAGCTGAGCAACTACGCCAGCTGGCAATGTGGTGACGTTAGATAAGTCTTTGTTTGCCTTATTGGAAACAGTTGTTGTCAAACTGGCAACAGCGGACTCATCGTTTGCTAACTGATCCGCAATTTCTTTTAATGTGTCAAGCGCCATTGGGGCGCCATTTACTAAAGCGGCAATAGAAGCATCAATCTGTGGCTGAATGTCTGCGCCAGTTAATACCTGGTTGCCGTGAACTTTAACACCATAGTTATCAATTACAACAGAACCATTAGCAACGTCAATAGCTGTTGCGCTAACTTGTGGCACGTCAATCGAATCTGGTGCTACTACAACTACAGTACCAGTAATTGGTTCTGTAAAATATAGATAGAACGAGTTAATGTCAATGTCTGTCTTACCAGCAGAAACAATGTTTCCGTTGGACTGTCTGATTTGGTACCAGACGTTAGTAGTGCCTAAATTGTGCTGCACCAACCACATGGAGGCAGCGCCGCCTTGGTTGTGTACGTATGAATTTGTCTTGCTAGCGAACGGATACCATGTTGTTAATCCGCCTAGTTGAATATAAGCATAAATAGCTTGATCTTTAATAATGATCGTGCCAATAGCAGGGTTAGCCGGGAAGCCCGACTCGTCTTTCGACATAACCAATGCGCCGTAAAGCGATAGGTCATTTAGTACTCTTGTTTCCATTTATAATTCCTTTGGAGGTGTTATGCCACGCATGTACGCCTGACCAGTGGCAACCATTTTCATCACGCTCAGAGTGTCATAACTCTGCAGTATTCTGTTTAATAGCTCTTCTGTAGTGATGTGACTGCTTGCGTAGTCAGCTCTTAATTTTTTAATATCATCCGCGACACGATATAACCACTCTGAAATTCTCTCCGCATCAGTCATGCTGCGCAATCACCTTCTCGGCACGTTCATAATAACGTTTAAGCCAGTCAATGTTTTCCACTAACTGCACTTTGTCATCCTCACTAAATTCTTTGGTATTGTCGATAATCTGGGCTAACTGTCTAACCTGAGACTCGATCTTCTTTAATGCTTGAGGTACTGTTGTTATTGATGAAAAGTTAAAATTGGGTAATTTTTGCATGCTAGTAGAGGGGGATCGCTCCCCCTCTCCTATATTACAATGTTACTGCGTTACGTACAATTGCCTTAACTTTCAAGGCTGTAGACAAGTATACGCGAACAGTGTTTGCGTCAACTTCTTGAACGGAAACGATGTCGTTGTAGTACAAGCCATCAGCGCGCTGAACTTTAACAGAAATCTCAGCAAAACTTGTGTTCAAGTTGTGTGAAATTGTGTGAGTTGTAGCAGCTGAAACAGCTTCAAATGTAAAGATTGTTGCATTGTAGTCGCTACGAATAGCAGCTTCAGCAGCTTCTGCACGTGTTGCTTCAGCAGCTTCAGCAGCTTGAGCGCGTGTAACTTCAGCAGCCAAGTCGCTTGCAATAGCAGCTTCTGCAGCAGTAGCACGGAGTGCCTCAGATGCAGTAGCAGCAGCGTTAGCAGCTTCAGCTGTTTGAGCACGTGTTGTCTCAGCAGCGATGTCGCTTGCCAAACCAGCTTCAGCAGCTTGAGCGCGTGTTGTCTCAGCAGAAACAGCAGCAGCACGAGCAGATGCTTCAGTAGCAATATCACTTGCCAAACCAGCTTCAGCAGCTTGAGCACGAGTAGCTTCTGCAGCAATAGCAGATGCGTTAGTAGCATCGCCAGCGATACGTGCAGTAGCTTCTGCAGTTACAGCAGCAGCGCGTGCAGTAGCTTCAGCAGCAATGTCTGATGCCAAACCAGCTTCAGCAGCAGTAGCACGTGTTGTCTCAGCAGCAATATCAGATGCTAAGCCAGCTTCAACGCCAGTAGCACGATTGTACTCTGCAGTATCTGCAGCAGCGCGTGTAGCAGCTTCAGCAGAAATGTCAGATGCTAAACCAGCTTCAGCTGTTTGTGCACGTGACTGCTCAGCAGTAACGGCAGCAGCGCGAGCTGTTGCTTCAGCAGCGATGTCAGAAGACAAGCCAGCTTCAGCAGCTTGAGCACGTGTTGTCTCAGCAGAGATAGCAGCAGCGTTTGTAGCATCGCCAGCTGCGCGAGCAGTAGCTTCAGCAGAAATGTCAGATGACAAACCAGCTTCAGCAGCTTGAGCACGTGTTGTTTCAGCAGAAATGTCAGAAGACAGACCAGCTTCAGCAGTTTGTGCACGGCTAACTTCAGCAGAGATCGCAGCAGCGTTAGATACACCGTCAGCCTTAACTTCGTCGATAGCAGCAACAATAGTTGACTTATCGTTAGTTGTTAGGTCAGAGAGGTTACCAATCTTACCGTTTGTTTGGCTTTCTAAGCTTGTTACGCGTGTGTCTAATGCACCTTCAGCAGCAGTTGCACGTGTTGTTTCAGCAGAAATAGCTGAATTCAATGTGTTGTAGTTGCTTGTTGCTGTTGATGTAATAGCAGCTTCAGCAGCTGTTGCACGGGTTACTTCAGCGTCCAAATTGCTTTGAACTGTGTTAACCATACCTTCGATTACGTTAACGATATTGGGATCGTTTTGTAATGCAGAAGCTAATTTGGTGATTGTGTCAAGAACTGAAGGAGGAATACCGCCCAACAATTCAGCTTTAGCAGCGTCTGTGTAAGCCTTAGCTGTAACTAAAGCAGCGTCGGTGTAAACACCAGCAGAAGCCAAAGTAGCAGCATCGCCAGCTTGACGAGCAGAAGCTTCTGCAGAGATGTCAGATGCTAAAGAAGCACGAACAGTCTCAAGAGCAGCAGCAGCAGAGTCAACATCGCTGATTGTCTTAACTACAACAGCACCAGTGCTATCAAGTGCAGAATACTTTACAACTTTCTCAACTGAATTGAACCAAACACGACCAGCAGCAACCGGTGTTGGGTCTGTTGAGAGGATTTCGAGATTCAAGTTCTCGACATAGGCATTGGCCGCTAAGGTTATGCCATGAAATACTGGGAAATTCGCCATGAGTCATTACTCCAAATAATTGTTATAGATTTATCTCGACACGACCCAATTAATTAAACTACAAAACGTCTCAACACTAGTAGTTCCTGATCAACTCTTAATGCATCAGAACTAGCATGTTTTACTCGCCAATCTACCTCCGGTGTATCGCTGAGGAAATGGAACATATTGTCCTTGTATCCTATTAGCTCGCCACCATTCGCTTTAATATAAGCAGCGAAATGCATCTCGCGCTTATGAACTGCAATCTTAAATTCCATAAAGTGTCATTCAATTGTTATACAATGAAGATCACGTTAGCGCGACCAGACATTGCCTCGGTTAAATTAATGACGATTTCACTCTCCGACGTAGCTTGAGTAGAAGCAAAAAACTTTTTATTGTTAGTGTCAAACAGATCTAACATATAACGAGTAGTGTTTAAATTATGCTCTATAACCCAAGTGTTATTGGGAACTGAAAATTCGTATGATTCTGCAACAGCTGTAAACCCTGATGCTGTGGGTGTACCATAGACTGAGCCGTAAACTCTGGCAAAATATTGTTGAGCCATTTGTTAGATACCAGCTTGAACTACACGTAATGTTGCCGTCCCCGTTGTATATGCTGTAATTCTAAATCGAACCGCCACGACAGGATACGCATAAAATCCGTCAGCAGATGTTTGCACGTTTGACAAAAATGGAAACCATGTTGCTGCGTCAATAGATGCTTGGTCTGTGATCTTGTTGTATGTGTGCTCCACGGTGTATGTCATTACTGCACCGGGTGTTAAAGTTACTGCTAAACCGACGTTAATCGGGGTAATATTTAAGTCCAGCGGAACGACTGCACTGATTCCTGCTGCACTTAGGGAAGTTGTCATTGGCGTTGCCATAATATCCTCTTAGAAAGTTCCGCCAAAAATACCGGTAGTTGCAGTCACTGTGGCCACGGAAACTGTTCCGCCTGTGATGTTCACGTTGTTCGCATTTTGCGTTGACATCGTGCCAAGTCCAGTGATTGCCGTATTTGGTATTGTTGTATTGGCACTCATTGGCGACGTGCCGTTACCATAAACATAACCTGTTAAGGTTGATGCTCCTGTACCACCGTTAATAACAGGTAATATTCCTGTAACGCCAGTTGTTAATGGCAGGCCTGTTGCATTTGTTAATGTTACTGCCGTTGGCGTATCAAGGTTTGGCGCTGTTAATACTGGGTTTGATGCTCTTACAAAAACGCCACTTCCTGTGCCTGTATACTCTGCATTTGATAAATGGTAATACTCATTTGCAGATCCACCCTGTAAACCACCAAGGCCATCATGCAAAGTTACTAATGGCGTTAATACATTAGATGAATACTGTGTGCCGTTATATGCAGCTGTTACTACTGTATTTGCTGTTGAAGTGGTAAATCCAATACCGCCTAAAGAGTCAGTTGCGTTAATTGTAAACGCTGGCTGTGTAGTTTGTACTACATACAGACCATAGTTAGGCGTAATATTAGTAATATTTGGTGATGTTATTCCAAACAAATTATGCCAAAGACTACCATTTACAGATGTCTCGTTTACGTAAGTAATCGGTACGGCGATAGTAACAACTGTGTTAGAAGTCTTAGCCGTAATCTGGTAAAGACCCTGTGGTGTTTCTAAGTAATCTGCTACAGTGTTAGTGGCAGATGCTACAGCTGTGCTGAAGAAAGAGGCAGATGCCGTTACTGTTCTAGAAGTTCCCGCGCCGCTTGTTGTTAATGTTACACCTGTTGCAGACGATGGTGTAATTTGATATGTATTTCTAGTAAAGGTGGTGGTTCTTCCACCTGCGGTAGAGTTAACACCAATGTAAATATCAAACGTCCATTGACCTGCATCTAATACTGTTCTTCCTAATGGTGCAGATTGTAAACCAATTGCAGCAACAGTATTTGCATTAGGATTGGACGACGCTGTCTGTGTACCACCTGCGGTTACTGGAGTTGTTGCTAATGTAATGATTGGTAGGGTATTATTTGTTCCCGTACCAGTTATCAGTGGTGTAGCATTCCAAAAACTAATGCCTTGACCAGCACTACCACTTGGATTATTTGATACGTTTACCCAGTTAGATCCATTCCACCCTAATAGCTGACCCAACACGGGTCCGCTTACGTTTACATCAGTTAGGTTTGTTAACGGGAATGATCCAGATCCGCCCAAACTGATTGACGTGCCACCAACAGTGATAGCGCTGTTTGTCAATCCACTATTTGGGATAGTTGTGTTAATTGCACTAGCAGGAATGCTAATTGTGTCGTTTACTATTGAAGTAATCTGACCCTGTGCATTTACAGTAATCTGTGGAGTTTGGCTTGGTGATCCGTACGCTCCAGGGGTTACTGCGGTATTTGCTAACGCTATTGTAACTGGTGTAGAACCGTTGTAGCTTGTGCCAGACAGTCCTGTACCAATTGTTAATGCGTTTGTTGCTGTGGCTGTAACTGTTGTCGAGCCGCCCAAACTGACACTATTACCGTTAATAGTGATCGAACTGTTTGAAAGTTGGCTATTACTGATATTGCTTAATGTGCCGCCTAATGTTAGGCTGCCTGTAGTTGTTACTGTGCCAGTAAGCGTGATACCGTTTACTGAGCCAGTTCCGGATACTGATGTTACAGAACCGCTACCCTTATTGTTAAAGGTGTTCCAATCTGTGCTTGTCAAATAGCCGTTGACAGAAGCACTTGCAGCGGCCATACTAATTGTCGGCGTTGCGCCGCCAGATGAAACAACTGGCGCTGTACCAGATACGCTTGTCACTGTACCAACGTTGATCGAGCCGCCTAGGCTGGTTGGTGTGCCATTAATTGTGATAGCACTGTTCGCCAACTGGGCATTTGAAATGGTGCCACTGAGATCCGTTGTGGGGATCGTAGCCGAACCAGTAATTGCGCTGGTTCCATTACCTTTCAAATAACCGGTTAGGGTTACAGCTCCCGTCCCGCCGCTTGCCACACCCAACGTACCAGCCAGGGTTACTGCGCCAGTGGTTGAGGTAGACGGTGTTAGTCCAGATAAAGATGTTTGAAAAGATGTTACGCCAATTACTGGTACATTTTCCCAGCTGGTGTCGTAATCTGCATTACTTACTTTATACAGAATTTGGCCAGTTGTTCCACCAATCGGTACACCAGCTCCGGGAATACCTTGAGGGCCTTGTGGGCCTGTAGCACCAGTTGCGCCGGTAGCGCCGGTAGCGCCTGTTGCACCTTGGATGCCCTGATCGCCGCGTGGAATGACAAACTCTAAGTAGGCGTCGTTAATCGAGCCTGCGTTGGTGACACTCGCATTCGTCCCGGGTAGGCCTGTTGTGGTCGAGTAGACCTGAATTGTGGCTGCATAGCCACGTGGGCCTTGGGGGCCAATCGGACCTTGTGGGCCTGCTGGACCGCCTAGATTGGCAATAGCTTGCAGTTGAGTCTGTTTAGTGACCCCATTTTGCACGATAACCGATAGCTCATTGCCAGTGAGTGGCCCTGTTGCTACTGGTAGTTGTGATATGCTCTGATTGGCCATTTTATTATTCTGTTATGTTGCCTGATTCACCAGCGGTTGTGGCCTGCTCTGGAGTCTGAGTAACAAAAAACTCATTACCGTTCAACGGTCCTGTGTTTAGTAAGTTACCACCAATTGGGCCTGTTGCAACCGATACATCTGGGCGGGGGAAACGCAACGCAATATTCTCTGTTTGACGCGCTGGCAAACGCCAAGGGTCAAAATTATCCTTATCGTCCTTACAAACCCGCATACCGGGAAAGTTTGGATCGGGCATTAATTCTGTATAGGCAAACTTACGGGAGCATCTGTCGCATATTGCTACAGATAATACGCTGTTACCCCGAGTATCGAGGTATACTGGCATTATATGCCTCCGGATTGGATTACTGTAAGCGTATCACCCTGTGTAGCACCAGACAGACGAATAGCACGATATGGCTGTGTTAAATATGTTGCTGTGTTTGGTGCTGATGCTGGAGCTGAAATCCAGTTAAACGATGGGGCAATATACTGACCCGTTGTGCTAACTGGAAATGGATTGGTTGTGGTAACCTGAACAGTTCCAGAACCCGAGTTTGCATAGTTTACCTGAAACGGGGAAATATATTGGTCGAGCACAACTGGGGGTGTTGCCCCAGTGTTATCGGCCGTTACAATTATTTCACGCATGGTTACTCCCTAAGAGTTAAATTAGGAGTTTGTTAAACCAGAACCGTATGGAGTAATTGTGCCGTTGATGTTACGTGGTGTGTAAGTTACGCTAAATGTACCAACTGCGCTTGCGCCAGCTGTATAGCTAACTGCTACGTCAGATGTACCAACGTTTGCCAAAAGGGCAACTGCAGCAGAACCTGAAGCAAAAGTGATTGTGTTTACACCAGCAGCGTCGGACAATGTGCCAACTGCTGTACCAGCAACGGTAACGTTTGTTGCACTAGGTGTGCCAGCCGCTGTAGTAACATAGTCACGTACGTTAGCGATGATTGAACCAGCTGGTAGTACAACAACTGTAGCTACGCCACCAACGATAGGGGCTTGTACTGTGCATTCTGCTGCGCCAGTGTTGTCTGGGGCGATTACGCCATTGTTTGTTGGGTTATTGCGCTTGTTGATGCGAATGGGCGCGGTAAATGTGGTTGACATGTTCTGTTCCTTGGTCTCAGTGGGTATCCCAAGCTGTCTCTGAGTGCGTCCTGCCGGGAAGGGTCGGCGGTCAGAATGGGATTATTCTTCCTCATACTTACTAATACGCAACGGGCAAAAAATCCGCCCTAAATTTGGTAGCTATTTGACTTTTTTACGTTATCTGTGCCAGGGATGACCCGCAGATTAGAAAACACATGTAAACCGGACACTTTTTTGCCTTGTAGGGGAATAATGTGGTCAACATGGTGAATAATGCCAGTCTCGCGCGTGAGCATGGCTGCTAAAGAGTATTTGGCTTCGATCATACGAAGCTCAGATTCTGTTAGCCATTTTGGAACTCTTTGTAATAATGCAGCTTGACGCTTACGAGTACGGGCTACTTTTTTATGTGGATTTGCTTTATCGTGTTTATTTAATCTGTTTAAATCTAAAGCTTTTACATCTGGTCTTTGTGATCTTTCATGTTTTTTAATTAATAAACATTCAACACAAGTTCTATTGCTTAATAATTTTTCTGCAACATGGCCGTGTTTGCATGGTTCACCAGTGTAATATCTGGTTAACTTTTGCTCAATTGCCTGTTGTCGTGAAATTAATTTCATACCAATATTATACATGAAAACAGCCACTCTTGTGAAGTGGCTGTTTTACTATTTTACAACATTACTGGATTTGGATTACAAGCCAGCTGTGCCGTAGATGTTGCGTGGATCGTGCCAACCTGTGCTGTAACGCTCAGTTGCTTTGTAGCGCATGCTATCTGTCTCAAAATCCCCCTCCATACTTTTTTCCATAGGACGACGCATTACGAGCATCAAGCCATTTTCAGCATCAGTCTGAACCCACCAAGCTTTGCTAGAGGACAAACGTGTAACCACGTGCGTTCCTTTAGGCAACATGCCTGTTGATTTGATTGGGTTCAAATCATTGTCAGCTGTACCAGAACGGAGAACAGACTTCAGAATTACTTCTGACTGGAACTCGAGTGCTGGTGGAACAACTAACTGCTCAGCCTTCAAACGGATACGCTTACCGTTGTTGTCAACTGCTGAACGGATCTGAATGAGCATTTGCTCAACAGAAGTTTGGCTTAAAGCTGCAGCTGTTGAGAGCTGGTTGCTGTAAGTTGCGCCGTTAGCGATTGGGTGTGCTGTGTTGATCAATGTAACACCATCGCCACCTGTGTAGCCAGCTGTGAACGCAAAGTTCAACAAGTTAGCGCACAATGTTTCTTTGGTTTCAATCATAGATTGAGCCAAGTGCTTAGCGAATGTGCTACCGATACGGATGTGATCGCCGTCTTCCATCAAAACTTTGGTCAAAGCGTATGCCAAGCCATAGATTTGGTAGATGAAACGGGTGATGTACAAAGTACCACCTTGATCGTAGCTAACTGGAGTGCCATCGGGCATTGCAGGAGCTGCGTTCATACCGAAGAGCATTACTTCTTCATGGTAGTTACGTGGGATACCTTGGATCTGTTCTACGAAACCTTTCCACTCGTCAGAGCGCTGTTCGTATACACCATCAAAGACTTCGTTGATAATCGGTTCGACTACCGCACGAAAGTCGGTACTGCGCATTGGGGTTGCCATGTTTTAGTCCTTTCTTTCGTTAATTAAACCGAGATCGACGGAGCGACGATTTGGCTGTTAGCAATTTGAACTTGAACGATTGTGTAAGTGTCGCCCCAGGCATTTGTTTGACCTGTTGGGTAAGCTACTTCACGTCCGAGTCCAACCACTTTAACTTGACCTTGAGCGCCGAGAGCTACAGATGTAGCTGCCAATGCTGTTGTCGAGAAACCTGCGCCGCCGTTGCCGATTGAATAACCGGTTGTAGCATTGTTGGTTGCGTCAAAGTTATACTCTTGACCGATTGCTGTTGGGAGAACAGAACCGTTTACTTGAGCTTCATAAACCATAGCTGGATCTGTGAAGAGCCAGAAAATGATTTGTGTAGAAGCATCTAATGTTGCTTTAGAAGCCCATTTAGCTACAGAGCGACGACCTTGTGAGTCTGTGAACTCAACGCCATCAAATACGCCGAACATGCGGCCTGTTGCTGCTAAAGTAGGAGCTGGAATTAACTGACCAGAAGTGTTAATTGCTACTGGTTGGTATTGGTAAAAAGCCTGACCTGTTGTAAGACCGTATGGTGCATTGTATGTGTTGTCAGTAGCAGCTTGGAAGCTGTTTGTGCCAACAAATTGGGTTGCACGATCTAAACCACTTGGGTGGTAAGCTGGCTTCAGACCAAAAGGTTGGAATGTCGTAGACATCTATTTTATCCTTTGTGTTTTGAAGAATGTTAAGAGAAACGAATGTTTTTGTTATTCGCTTTTGCGGTTTCCTTTTCCATCTCCAAAAGCCCGCCTTCCAAGACTGAACGTCCGCCCTTATTACCCTGCGCAGTATCACGAACTTGTGACGTAATATTGCGTTGGTGCTCGAGAGGATCCTCGAGATGGAGCATGCGCATCACTTCTTGGTAAACGTCCTCTGGTAATTTGAAGAGAACCATTTCGTTACAACTAACACAGCCTTCAAACTTGCCCGAGCTCATCTTGCCTAGTCCTTCAAAGCCTATTCCTAATTCTGAGGCTTTAACTGGCTCATAACCCAATGCCATACGTTTGTCGATACTGTCGTAAGTATTGGTTGTTGACAACCAACATAAATGGAATCCAGGGATAATCCCGTTTTCCAATTCGGGCAACGCACTATTTGCCCACTTGTCTCTAAACGCTTCAAGGCGTTCACGACGTGCGATATCATCGGGAGCTGCAGTTAATGCTCGCTCCATTACTTCTTGTGCTCGATCGGCTAAGCGATCATCTAAGTCACGTTTAATTCTTGTATTTGCCATTTTCATTAACCTTTATTAGCACGATCGTACGATTGATACGCACGAATCATTTTGTTTCGTTTTTCTACATCATCCCAAGCTCCAGCATCTTTAATTGCTTGAACACGATCACGACTTAACGTAATGGTGCCAGGCTTTGATGCTGATGCATTTGCCACACGGCTAGAAGCCGATGGGTTTGCACGTTTGCTTGAAGACCCTTTTGATGTATACCGATGTGGTAAACGAGTCGTTAAACGACTATCTAGCTCATCCCAATACTCAGGATCAGAAGGATCCCAACCATCGGCTGCTAGTTCTTGGTCAACTACTTTGGCAATTCTACTATCTGTATCTCGAGCCTGCGGGTCATACCAAGAATTACGTTTTAGCCATTTTGTGGCATTTTGTTGAACCTCTGTTGTAACAGGATTCGGAACGTTTTGCTTAGGTGACTGTGCAGTCTCAACTTGTTGTTTCTTGTAATGCTGAACTTGTTGCAAACGCTGTTTAGCGTCTGTCAACTGCTCTAAATACTCTATTTGCGCTGCTGCGTCATTAGCCTGAGCTGCTTTTAGCATCATCATTTTTGCATACTCAACTTTGGTGGCCTCGTCTTCGATGGCTTTATCAAGTTGTGCAAATTGGTAAGATGAAGCTGTATTTTCTACCGCAGCTAATCGTCTTGCTAATTCTTCATTACGTCGCTCAAGAGCACTAATTTTGTTTTTTGCAGAAATCTCACGCTGTCTCTTTAATTCTTTTTTGAGTTTGCGTTCTTCTCTGCGGGCTTCACGGATTTGCTCTCGCTCTTCTTCCGTTTCGCCTTCGTTTGGCTCATCATCTTGCTCATTGCCGTGTTCATCATCATGATCTTCATCATGGGACTCTACATCGTCTTTAACTTTTTTCTTTTTGCCGCCGTCTGTTTCTTCATCAGCATCAGCAAGAGGATCTGGTACCATTTCAAGTGCTACCAGCGCACTTCCATCTTCTAGTTCCTTGACAGGAACATCTTTATTTTCTACCATATTTACTTTCTACAAAGTTAGTCTACAAACGCTTTCATTTTCTGCGCAGCCTCAAAAGACTTAATGCGAGAAATGACTTCACGTGCTTGGATTGTGATAAACACCACAGGGGCGCCTTCATCATCCGGATTAACAACAAAACGATCACCACCGTACTTAATTGTTCTAACCAAATCGCCTTCTTTACACCACGGGCCTTCAATCCAAGGCTCAAGGTTATCTGGCGACTTATATGCTAGAGGGCCAATTTGGCGTACTTTAGCTACAGTCTCATTGAAACGTAACGTTTGTTTGGTTTCATCTACTAGTATGATGCCACCTTTGCTAGTGTTCTTTTCTCGGCGTAACTGCACCAATACTCGGTCCCCAGCAACATCAATTCCAGGGTCAATCTCAGGAAAACATTCTAGTTCTGATCTTGTATCTGGCTCGTCCCTACTACTTAAATCAAATGCCATCCGGCAATCTCCTATGATCTTTACAGATCTTCTTCGTCTTCCCTCAAAATTTCGTCAATAATGCCTAATACTTCTTTAAAACCTTCAAATCGACCAACTAAACGCTGGTAATCATCAAAAGAGTTGACATTATTTCCAGCGGTGAGGGTTTCCGCCAATTTTGCCTGCTCATCGCGCGTTCGCGCAATAATTTCAGAAATAAAGTCCTTCATGTTTTCACTAATACGCTAGCAGAAGAAAATCCGCCCTAAAATTAGTAGAAATTTCCGCCGCCGATGTCATTTAAGTTCTTATCTGGTCCAACTTTAGAAGATTTAACCTTGTTTTGGTTTAAAACTGCGTTATTTGAACGCTTGCTGCCAGATGTTCCTTGGTCAATTGTTTTTTCGCCAGGTCCGCCAGCATTTCCTGGTGTTCCAGTCATTTTGTATGTCTTACGGAAACCTAATTCGCCGCCGTCTTGTGGGTTTTTTGCCATTATTGTGCTCCTGTAGGGGGTGTTTGTTGTGATTCTGGTTGTTGAGTTGCTTGGTTTTGTTCTTGAAACGATTGTTGCTGCATTTGTTGTTCGTGTTGTTGTTGAGCTAGAGCAGCATCATGTTGTTGCTGAGCTTGTTGCGCCACTTGATCTGCTTGAGCCTTAAATGTGGCTTGTTGCAACGCAATACCATGCTGGCGGATATCTTGATCGGCTGCTTGAACCGCATCAATTGCAGACAAATTCTGTTCATGCTCAAGCTGGGCTTGTTGCTGATCCATTTGCGCGCCAGCTGTAATCATAGCCACACGCTCTTTTGCTGCGTTGTTGATATTGGCCATAGCAATATCGGTAGCATTACGTTGGTTGTCAATGCTGGTTTGTGTTGTGTATTTAGCCTGTAGTTCTGCAACTTTTTGCTGTAATTCTGCAACTTTAAGTTGATAGTTTTGTTGAGCTTGTTGCAATTCTGCTTGTAATTTAGCTTGGGCTTCTTGTGTTTTGCGTTGTGTTTCGGCCATTTGCGTTTTAATAATTGCAGCAGAGGTTGGATCGGCCAATGCGGCATTTTGTTGCTGTTGCTGTTGAGCTTGAGCAACTTTTTGTGCCAACGCTTGAATTTGTTGTACATATGGGCCAAGATCTTGTTGTGAGTCTTGGTTTACCATTTGGGATGCCAAAGCCAAAGCTTGTTGGGCCGCTTGATCCAATGGTTTTTCTTGATGCAATTCCAATGTATCGCGCCCACCAGCTGCTTGCGCAACATACCCGCGCATAGATTGCAAGTAATGCAGTGTTAAATGTTGTTTAAGGTGTTCTAAAGCATGAGGAGCAAAAGTAGGCCCAATAACAGGGTTGCCACCATAAGCTGGGTTATTTGCATATTCGAGGTGAATTTTAATGTGGGCAATATGGTCTTGATCTGGATATGCTGCGGCGGGTCTACCCATGGTCATAGAAACGTTTTCTAATGCTGGGTTAGACTCATTAGCACCTAACGGATTTGGCAATATTTCTTCTGCGTCTGGAACTTTAAGTTGTTTTAAAACACGTTTGTAAACTGCTTGAACGTTAAACATCCCTGGAGGCGCGGATGTTGCCATTTGTAACAAGGCTTGGTTTTGAGCAAGACGTTGTGTTTCAGAAAAAATGTTAGGATCTGATACAGGTCGAATGTCATTGTTATAAGCAAAGTCACGAACTTCAATTTCTTCGCCGGACTGATTGTCCATTTCCTGCAAATACCAATGATTGAGTCGCGAAATAATTTTAAGCGACATTGCTTGACTGCGGTGCAGGCGAGCATGAATACTAGAAAATACTTTAGCACCTTGTTCAATAAGGGCTTGGGTTGTGCCAACAGGCATTTGGCTGTTAGCTTCAGAAATCTTTTCTTCTGCAGTAGTAACAACGCCTTTAGCTGCGTTTGTCAACCAACCAAGCAAATCAAACAATACTGATGATGGAGGATTGAACGGCATTGGCATTGCAATCTTGCGAACATCATCGACCCCCGGACCGGCTTCAACTTCGACTACTTGAGTTGGTTCGATCCTGTCAGATTGCCCACTAACTCGTCCAGTTTTGAGTTTAAGTAATGTCTGAGAGTTGTTGATATGAGCAGCATCAAGCAAAGCACGTAGAGCGCCAGTGAGAGCAGCAGAGAGACCGCCAATAAGATGGGGCAAGCCAATAGCATAAGCACCGCGCCAAGGAATGAATTTGAATTCAACATACCAATCCAGTTTTTCGAGTTTCTCATCATTCGCTTCCCAGTTACGATACAAGGCCAACACTTTGTTGCTGGTCTCATCAATAATTAAAATATACGGCGCACGTTTTCCATCGGTAAGGTCATCATCTTCTAAACGTAAAAAGCAAGTGATTTCGTAAATTCTACGCAAACCGTCAATATTTTTAGAAGGCTCTTCTTTGCCTTCAATTTTTGCGTTGGCTTTTTCAGATTGTGTTTGGTCTGTTAAAGGAGCATCTGAAGTATATGCTGCGTTTTCCAAATCACGGTAAAATCCAGAATCAATACGTTGTTGATACGTATCTTCTGTAATGTCTTGTTGCTCAGCTACTCGCTGAGATGTGTAAAAGTTTGTTGTGGAATACGGCAGGATAATATTATCAATTGGTACCCATTCACAAGTTGGCCTACGCTGTTCGTCATCATAGCGCCATTTTAAAAATTGTGATCCGCCAAGGGGAAGCTGTGTTAACAACTGTTCCATTTCATCGCGGTATTCTGGAACTTGTTCTGTCAATTGCCAATTTAAGAAATTAACTTTACGGTTAGAAACTTCTAACTTGCTTAAATTGTCATTACCTTTAATATTTGATTTGACAATGCCATCTGATGGCAATAATTCTTTGGTAGAACTTGCGGCAAAATCAACACAAGCTTCTGCCATAACAGGGTGTACTACTTTTGATGCACCGTCAAATGTTGCGCCACCAGGGGCGTCTTTTCCAAGTCCTGTACGGCGCAGTCCTTCTTCGTACTGTTTGTCACGCTGACTACGTGCTTCTTTATCAACGTCGATGTAATCTAAATATTCATTTGCCAAAGAGTCTAAAGTAGATTCGTCTAGCTCTTCTGCCAAATTGGAATAAAATTCTGGATTTTTAAGCGGGCTTTGTTTTTCTTGGAAATTGACAATTACTGAACCATCTTCAAGTTCAATAACTTCTTGCTCGACATCTTCAGGATCTAACCCTAGGGCTTCCTCATAGGCATCCATTTCAGCATCTTGCTGTTTAGCCTGGTCGATATCGTCCTCTCGCTCTAAACCTGGCAGATTTGCGCCGTTTTGGATTGGTAATATTGGATTTGCCATAAATGAGATTAAATAAAAATTGAAAAGGCCCTTATTCTAACTAATACGCTAAAAAGGGATATTCCGCCCTAATAATTTTTTATTGGGCGTAAGGATTTGCAAAACGTTTACGGGAATCATCATCTGCGTAGTCATAATCCCTTGCTGGCAGGGGGTCAAGTTGTAACCAGCCAGCATCTCTGAGATACCTTAAACCCTGAGAAAGGGCGTCCACATAGTCATCATGCCCTCCAGCTTCGGGAAAAGAGCACACTTGGCGCAAAAAGCGTTTTGTCCAGCTAGCAAACTCCCCTTTTTGGTTTGGGTCTTCTGGGATAAACACTTTGCCCTTGGCAACAAGCGGGGCCACAATGTTTAAGCGCTGCACCTTGTCAGCTCTGCCAGGGTTGTATCCTTGGACAGGAACTCCAGCTCCTCTAAGTTCTTGAATAAGAGAAATACCAGCTGATTTATCTTCCATTAAAATTAAATCAGCTTTTCGCCCCTTGCCAAATTCGTTATCTGCTCCGTAAACAACTTCTTTAAAGTCGTCAATTACTTTTCGGCGCAATTCTGGATAAGAAAGATGTTCATCCCAGCAATCTAACAAGATGGCGCAGACACCGCCGTCAATTTGTTCAAAAATTCCCCAAACTTCGCAAGCAGTGGGGTCGTTTATAGTTTTTTCGCTAGTGGCCGGATCATAGGAAGCCAATACATATTCCAAAGTAGGAGTTGGCTTGTTGGCTGGCCACATCTTAAACATTTTGCGTTTGATAATACCCGCAGCTTCTGGGTCAAGGATCTCACCATAAATCTCTTGGCGGCCAATATCGGTGCCATCGTAGGTTTCTAGCTGTTTAAAAAATGTTTCGGAGAGGTTCGCCCGATTGTCATACGAGGACGCGTTGGCGACAAAGACGTCTCCACCGACTTTGCCTTCGTTAAGGTCAACGATAAGCTCTTTTGGCTTTGGCGTGGTGGTAATGATTTGCTGGACTCGTGGAATCCTAGGATCGCGCAAACGGAGGGTAAACTGTACTCCATCGTATGCTTCGTCAATATACTCAAAGGCGCACAGCTCGTCAAACCAGGCTCCATGATATTGCTTACCACGATAACGTTCTGGCTCGGAGGCGGGGATTCCTTGAATAAGGGATCCATTGGTAAGGGTAATCTCAAAGAGGGACTTGTTGTAATCTCTGATAAGGCTTTTGGGTATGATATTGAGAAGGCCGGAGTCTCCTTCGAAACAAGTTGCACGGATATCATTAGAGGTTGGGGCGGTAACAAGCCAGCGAGTGCGGTCAAAGGTAGCAGCCCGAATGCCAATCCAATGGCTAGCAGTGTGTGTTTTGCCTGATCCACGACCGGCAAGCATAAGAAACGTATCATACTCCCCATCTTCGGGTTCTTTTTGGTGGTCAAGTGCTTGGGCTTTCCATTTAGCCATCCAAGCCATTAGTTCAAATTTTTCTTTAGGCCAATGTTTACGTTGCTCTAAATACTTCTGTAAAAGTTTGTGTTTTTCTTGATCTAAAGACACGGAATAAATCCTTCCCCGACTAAAATTGTGTTGTCTTCGCCATCTGTTTCGATGTGAACACAGTTTTGTGGTTCAATTTCATAAATTTCCCGAACTAGTCTCCAAGTTTGTCTAACCTTAATAGGTTCGGGGGTTTGTTCTTGCGTTAATTGTAACTTAGTTTTGATAAACAACGTGTAATACTTTTTTGTTCTGTCGTATAACATTTTAGTTTTGCAACCCAAAGACTCAGCTAGGTTTTGAACTTGGGTGACGCTGTGTTTAGTCTTCCAAGTAAACCTAAAAATTTGGTTTTTCTTATTAAACTGCTTGGCTTTACTATGCAAAATCCCACTTAGCAGTTCTTGACGCTGCTCTGGATCAGAAAACAAATAGTTATTGGGTATTTTTGTTGGAACCAAAGGGATTAAATGTGAAACTACTGTGGGCGTTGTGGTAAACGCCGCTTTTTTATTGGGGATATACCCATGGCTTTTAAACTTTTCCCTTACAAATTCATCAAAAATTACAGGCGGTTTCAAAGTCCCGTCTTTTTTGCGATTAAAAAACCAAAATCCAAAAATGAAAGGAGGTACTGGTAAGGTCTGATGGGGAAATTGAATGGCCCCCGTAGTGGGCACCGAGTACACCATGCGATTGTTTCGGTGGGTGAGGGGCGAGTTTACCAATTCTGAGATTGGTGTGGGTCGTAATGGTCTTCTAAATTTCCTAACTCCCTTGTATTGCCGAACCCTTGCTCGGTATTTTGGAGTTTCTAATGGAAGCTTTAAATGTATATCACCCGCTACGGTAAGGTGGTCGTGAAACTGCACCTCGTAACAATTTTTGGCTCGGTATTGTTGAGCCAATTTAACTTTAACTGGTTTTCCAGTTCTATCAAAAACTATGTCTCCTGCACGAACATCGCAAGCTAGTTTCCAATAATCAAGGGTTAATACCTTCTCTGTTGCCAAAATTGCCATAAAAGTTTTTTAGGACCCAATAGTCCAGCCATTTCCCTAACGGAACGCGTATTTTGTTTTGGATACCCGCTGGTAAATTTTGAATATTGATGGTGTCTTCTGTAAGCTGCAAACGAAACTGCAAAAACTTACAAGTGTCTTTATCTAATATTTCAGCGGGAACATCTACTATTTCCAGATTGTTTAAGTCGCATACCACAACCCGCAAGCCTTTAAACTCACCGATGGCGTTTTCCAACGCACCTTGGATTTGGTATACATAATCATTCATACATTCACTAATACGCACAATTTTTCAAAAAAAAAAATTTTTGCCACACTTTGCCACACTTCTGCCACACTTTAAATCGCATTTTTGGGCAAAGTGTGGCAGTAAAAAACCAGTTTAAAATCAAAAGGTTACAAGCGTTTTGCTTAAAAATTAAGCACAAATTGCCACACTTTGTTTCGTTTTTTCCAAGTCGATACTCTACTATTCTTTTTTCTTTTTTAAAAAATAAAAATAAAAATAGAAAATAAGTGTGGAAGTGTGGCAATTAGGGGTTAAGTCTTTGATATATAAGGCTTATTGCATTGCAGCAAAGTGTGGAAGAAGTGTGGCAGAAGTGTGGCAATTGCCACACTTTCCACATTGTGAAAAAAAAATACACAAACTCATGGTTGCTCAGGGGCCCGGCCGGCAGGGTAGGGGGTACTTTATTTAGGGGTATCGGTTTTTAGAAAACCCCCCTATAAGCTAAAAAGGAGGGCCATAGCAAATTACCGACCCAGCAACCTGGCAGCCAGCCATAGTGAGTACTCACTAACATAGCCAGCCCAGCCACTTAGCCATAGTGAGTACTCACTAACATAGCTAAGCGCTGCACTCTAGTGAGTAAGCACTCACCTACTTAGGCCAACGTGGCAGCGTGGTGATGTGAGTACTTACTAACATAGGCCAGACTATCGCGCTGCCATTGTGGTAAGTAAGTGCCTACTAACATAATGGCAGCGTGGCCAGGTTAGAGTGTTGGCTGCGTGCCCTCGTTTGGTGCACTGGCTGAGTGGCAGTTAAGAAGGGCACTGATTTGGTGCACTGGCTGCGTGGTGATCTAGGCGCGCGTGAGAAGCCTAGGTGCAAGGTGCACTTGAATAAACAGATTACCCGATTACCTGGCAACCTATTAGGGTTTACCCTATTAGGGTTTTTAGTTTGCAAACCTAGGGTTTATACCTATGTATCTATATAGTATTACCCCGTTATATTGTACACATGGCAGCAATTAAGCGGCCATTATATGAGAGGAATTACCATCATGACTATTAAACTAAGTAAGACAAGCAAACTAGACGGCATTATGTCTTGGTCTTTACAGGCCTTAGATACATGCCCTGGCAGCAAGGCCAAGGACGGCGGCTTAGTAGACGCGTGTCGCGGCTGCTATGCCACAACCGGCAATTATCGTTTTAAGAATGTCAAAGCGCCGCGCGAATTTAATCGTGAAGACTGGCAGCGTGGCGAATGGGTTAGTGACATGATCCAGGCCTTAGACTCATCGCGCTATTTTAGATGGTTTGATAGCGGCGACATGTATTCGATTGATTTGGCTAAGAAAATGTTGCAAGTGATGGAGGCAACACCATGGGTAAAACATTGGATGCCTACTAGAATGCATAAGTTTGCTAAATTCGCGCCAGTCATTGCCAAAATGGAGGCGCTGCCGAATGTAGTCGTTCGCCGCTCTTCAGATAGTATAAGCGGCCAAGTAATACCTGGCGCGACATCGTCCACAATCATAAGCGGCCAGGATCAATTGCCAGCCGGCGCGACATTGTGCCGCGCTTATGAGCATGGCGGCACTTGTAACGGCTGCCGCGCATGTTATGACAAAGCCGCGACAGTCATCGCCTATATGGCGCATGGCAAGAGCATGGCCAAGGTAATCCGCATAATGGAGGCCGCATAATGTTTATTGTCTTTTATCGTTATCGCGGCGAAGAGTTAAACGCGACATTTAAAACAATACGCAAGGCGAAGCAATTCGCCAGGGTTACCGGCGGCAAAATTGAAAGCCGCCTAACTAGTCATATTTGGGGGGTTTAATTATGAGTACATTGCACAAGATCGCTGCCATTCAATTAAATAGTAAGCGGCCGCCGTCTCATGCGCTTATTATGAGAATGGCCGGGGTTTACCTGGCAGCCGGGCATAAGGCCATGGATATATCTTGGCGCGGCCAGTCAATAGAATTAACTTATCATGACGCGCGCGGCCAATGGTACGGCCAGGGCATTATTAATAATGAGTACGGCGACAATATTGCAGATGAATTAAACCATATTAAACAATTTGTCCTAGATCATTTTCAGATTGTCACTATGGGGGCAAACCATGCTTAAAATTTTATTGTCATACATTGTGGATCTATTAGGGTATATCCTAATTGCGCTCATATGGTGCGGCGTTATTCTTGCACTATTCGATTGTTTATAGGAGGTTTGATTATGTACTATTGCAACGGGCATTATTTTGACCAGTACCAAGAGGCGCGCCGGTATGCTGATTTTCTGTTACGTCATGCCGGCATATATCGCGCTATTTTTACCCGCGCTGAAATAGAGGCGCATAATTTAGAGGGAGCATTATTATGACTAGATCTATCCAATCAATAGCCGCTCAGGCGCGGCGCGAGGCGCTCAGCGCCGGCTTACCATGCGGCCAATATACCTATTCTGATCCGCTCAAGATCGAAAATAGATATCAGAGCGAAGGCGGAGCAATACGCGAGCAATATGGATCTATTGCCAATTGGAATGCATGGGAGCGCGTACATGTAAGAGAGCGCGCAACAGGCCGAACTGTATTTGATAACGAAGTGGCCAAGATTACCGGCATGACATTACACGCAACACCGGCCGAGGTATTGGCCGTTTTAGATCAATCTATTTATGAGGTGAAAGCATGATTACATTAGACGAAATGCATATTATTGAAGGCGATACAACGGCCACAACCCAGCAATATTATGAGGCCATACAGAAAGCTATTAATACTGGTTTATGGGGTATGCAGGGATCATACGGCCGTACAATGATGGCCGCGATTAACGAGGGTTATTGCATGCTCGGTCAAAATGACGCGCGCGACTATTGGGGTAATTATATACCATCACGCGACCAGGTACAGGCCGGTACAAAGGGATCATTCGATTTTGTTGCGAAGCAATGCGGCGAAGGATGGGCAGAATATATGAGCGAGGTGAAATAATGAACGCAGATAAAATTAAAGCAATGGTATCGGATCTTAATTATCAGTACTCTAATTTAGTGGAGGCCTCAGTAGAAGAGGCTTTAGATGAGCGGCCTAATTATGAATGCGACACCATGTTTGCAGAAATTCAAACATTAGTTAAATTGATATATAAAGAATTGGAGGCATGATGAAAACTAATTATTCACATTTAGAAATTGCAATAGAGTGCGCATGGCAAATTGGAGATTCCCTTAAAAATTTACCGCGCGCTGAAAGCCGGTGGCTAGTGGCCGACATTACCAATCGCATTATTGAGGACGGCCTTATTACACCGGAGAGCGAAGATATAGACGAATTAATTGCAGCATGGATTGAGACTAATCTTAAGGAGACAGTATGATGACTAGGTTAGACGCATTTTGGATTTTATTGGCATTACTTATTACAACGCAGCTAGTATGGTATTTCACTAAATAGGGAGAATAGCATGAGAAAATTTAGCAGACAGACAATTGACTTAATGGGAGCATATGCCAGTGGTTATTCATACGGACGTGCTGGCCTGGAATTAAACCAATTATGGGACGAAGACGAAGAAGGGCATATGTGGGAAGTACTAGGGCATAGCTATGGCATAGAGGATCTTAAAATGTTTGGAAAACTAGAGGGAAAAGTATATGACGCACACCATTAAATTTAACTCAATCCATGAGATGCTATTGTGGATTGTTGAAAACAATATTTATGATGTACCTGTAGATCTAACCTTAAAATTAGGAGAATGAACCATGCTGCAAGAAATCACTATGCGTCAAATTGACGATTACTTTCAAAAATCAGGTATTAGTGACATTGACGAACTAGGAGCAGTAGATCGTCAGATCAAAGACCTAGAAGCTATCAAGGCCAAGTTAAAAGCTAGGATACTATCTAGAGGTACAGGCTTTCACAAGGGCTCAGAATTTATTGCGGAGGTTCAGGAATACGATAGAGCAACGATTAGTCCTATCTTGGTTAAAGAGTTTGGTACTACTGATTTTGTGCAGCAAGTAACTCAGGTGCAACATATTAAAGCAGTATTGGTAAAACGAATTGACTAATTATCGCTATGCCGTAGTAGATGAGTTTGGTGGGGTAATGCGTAAGTTTGCTAGTAAGATCGAGGCGCAGCCCTACTTAACCCATGGTACTAAGCTTATTGCTTTACCTAAGCAACCAAAAACGCAGCCGTATGAAATAGTAGTGCTTACTTTACCCGAGGCCTTAATATGAAATTGATTGGTGGATTGATTTGTTTTTTAGCGATGTACGGATTTAGTGTACAGGTTACCTTAACTGGTATACTATGGATGTTGTTTGGTATAGTTTTAATTACCATTCCGGCAGTATTGGAAGGTTTTATGCGCACTGAACGATTCATTCATAGGAGCAATAAAAGGAATGTCAAGTAACGATTTTTTAACAGACTATCTCAAATCCCTCTATGGCATACCAGTTCTTGACTCTAAAGACGAGTACCTTTTAGCACAACGTATCGCACAAGGCGATGATGAAGCACTAGAAACCCTAGTTCGCCATAATCTGCGCTTTGTGGTCTTTACTGTTCGCAAACTGACTGCCTGGAATCATTCTCGAGTACCACAAGAAGATCTGATTGGAATGGGCAACGTTGCATTACTCAAGGCCGCATCACAATGGCAACCAACGAACGGAGCGAAGTTCGCAACGTACGCAAAAGGTTTTATATTGCGTGGTATTGAGCGCGGCCTAGATAATACCGAAAACCTGATCCGTATTCCAATAAAAACGAGAGAAGAAATTCGCAAGATGACTTATACTGAAAGAGCACTTACTCAAGCTTTAGGAAGAGTGCCAACAGTAAACGAATTGGCCTCGCTGCTAGGCAAAACGACTAAGAGAATAAACCAGCTTAAGTTCTTTTTGCACCAAGAGCCGACCAGTTTAGACGCAATGCAGTTAGACAAAATGGAAGAGAACGAGGATGATTGATTTAACCGATGAGCAGAAAAAAGCATATCAAAGATTCATTATTGCAAGAGATCGGGTTCGTATTGGTTCGTACGGCAAAGGTAAAAAGGGAGAGCGAATTCCCCAATCTGACGTAGTGTGTACTGTAGATTTGGCAGGGATGAACCACCCAGTATTTGAACAAAATGATGAATGGCTAGAATACAAGGCAGCATCATTGGCCTGGTGGGCAATTGAGCCAGATTTTAGAAAGACAGAACGGATGAGTATGATCCGAGGCGATTATGACGACTCAGACCAATGGAAAGACAAACAGACCGGTGTTAAGGAGATATAGATGCGTGTATTAGTAGCGTGTGAATTTAGTGGTACTGTGCGCGATGCTTTTATTAAGGCTGGGCACGATGCCATGAGCTGTGATTTAGAGCCAACAGATCAGCCAGGGCCTCATTACCAAGGTGATGTATTTGATATTATTGATGATGGGTGGGATTTGATGATTGCGCACCCACCATGCACCCACCTTGCCGTATCTGGTGCGGCCCATTTTGCCAAGAAACGAGCAGATGGGAGGCAGCAGCAAGGTATTGATTTTTTTATGGCGCTTGCTAACTGCAACATACCAAAATATGCTATTGAAAACCCAATTGGGATTATGAGTAGTAATTGGCGCAAACCAAATCAAATCATACAACCTTGGCAGTACGGCCACCGCACTACTAAAGCAACCTGTCTTTGGTTAAAAAATTTGCCTTTACTTCAACCCACTAATATTGTAGATAAAGGGGAAGTATGGGTGGCTAAAAGCGGAAAAAGAATGTCTAAATGGTTTTATGAATCATCTTGCTTGCCGCCGAGAGAGAGAGAGAGAATGCGTAACAAAACATTTCAAGGCATAGCAGACGCTATGGCAGATCAATGGGGAAAATTATGAAAAGAGTGGTTCCAACCGATGTATATGACAAAGACGGCAATATGACCAAGATTGAGGTGACTGATACCTCAGGTAACCACATAGCCGATTTTTTGTGGGATGAACGTGATGAGCAGACCAGTGAGAATAGAGTTAAGTTCCGAGAGTGGTGCTATGACTTTTTGCAGCGCAACAAGCAATTTGAGGTGGCAAGGTAACTGCCACACTTTGCCACACTTCTGCCACACTTTAAACCGCATTTTTGGGCAAAGTGTGGCAGTGACAAAAAGCTTTTAGAATCAAAGAGTTACAGAGGTTTTTTGGTCATTTTGGGTCGAAATTGCCACACTTCCAGTGAAAAAACGCAAGTCGCTATGCCACTCTATCTTTTTATTTTTTTTTATTTTTAAAACTAAAATAAGAAAAGAGTGTGGAAGGTGTGGCAATAGTACCCTAAGTGCTTGATATATAAGGATTATTGCACTGCAGCAAAGTGTGGCAGAAGTGTGGCAGAAGTGTGGCAATTGCCACACTTGTAGGACAAATACCTACAAGCCGCTAAAAGTATCTTGTAATATGAAATTGGTGTATTACCGAACTGCGTATCAGTTCAGGTAAGCAAAGAGGAAGAAGATGTTAGAAAAACCAGCAGCACTACCAGTTAGTTTTGAGAATATCCCGGTAGATCTAAAGATGATCCCCAGGTTCTGCCTATGGAAATACACCCTTGTTGGTGAGGGAGACACACAGAAATGGTCTAAACTACCAGTCCAGCCTAGTGGTAAAGCAGCAAAATCAACCGATCCAGCAACCTGGACAGACTTTTTTACAGCCCAAAAGGCCTATGAGAATGGCAACTTCTCAGGCATAGGCTTTGTCTTTACTGGCGATGATGACCTCATTGGCGTAGACATTGACGATTGCAGAGACCCTATTAGCGGAGATCTGAATGAGCTAGCTACCAACATCATAGCCAACGTCAAGGGATATTGCGAAATCAGTCCCTCAGGTACTGGTGTCAAGATATTTACCAGAGCAAACCTGCAAAATGCCCACGTAGACCACGAAATTGGGTTAGAAGTCTACGCAAAATCTCGGTATTTTACCCTCACAGGCCATAAAATAGGCGGTGATCTGCCCAGTGAGCCACAAGACCTCACTGCCCATGTGCCCGCCCGCACACTTATCCGTACAAGTTCAGATGATGAGTTTGCTAACTACACACCGCCAGTTGAAGGTTGGGATCTAGCTCGCGTTGACAATGAGCTTTTAAGCCAATTAGACCCCTCTTGTGGCTACGATGACTGGCTAGCTGTGGGGATGGCCTTATCGCACCAATTTGGAGGCGATATAGAGGCTCTGGAGGCTTGGGATAGCTGGTCTTGTGAGCATGGGCAGAACCCAAAATACGTAGCTAGCGGAATGAACTCTTGCGCTGCAAAATGGCGCACATTTAAAGGCGGAGGCACCACACTGCGCTCACTGATCTTCAAGGTGAATCAAAAAAAGCTCAAAGCTGCCCTTGATGCTGGTGAAATTGTGCTCGACATCTCCAATCCACTAGATCATGCCCGCAAATTTCTACAATCCTTGTATGCGATTGAGGGTGGCTTTAAATTAGTACACCATGCCCAAGAGTTTTTTGTCTACACTGGGACACATTACAGCTTTATTGAAGAGGCCACAGTGCGCTCCCAGGTGTATAAGTTTTTGGATCGCTGCCAAAAACAAGACAAAAAGGGCAATTTAGTCCCATTTAACGCAAATCCTGCGGTGGTTAATGCCGTAATCGACGCATTAAAGTCGATTGTCCACCTTGCTAATGACCCCAACGGAAGGCCACCAGTTTGGCTAGATGGGTATGCTCAAAACAACCCGCCTGCCAACCAGCTTATCAGTATGACTAATGGATTGTTTCAGATGGATCAGTTGGTGCTTTATCCGCACTCACTAGGCTTTTTTACTTACAACTCTCTGCCATTTGAATACGACCCACAGGCACAGTGTCCTCACTGGCTCGCTTTCTTAGATGATGTGTGGGGTAATGACATCGAGTCTAAAGAGTTGCTGCAAGAGTATTTTGGATACATTTTGTCCGGCGATACAGCCCAGCAGAAATTTTTGAACGTGATTGGTCCGCGTCGTAGCGGCAAGGGCACTATCAACAAAGTGCTCACCGAACTGCTTGGTCAGCACAATGTGGTCTCGCCTCAGATGGAAGAGCTTTGCGACACGTTTGGTTTGCAACCTTGGATAGGCAAACAGCTAGCATCATTTACAGATGCGCGGGTAACAACCAAGAATGGCGCTGGTGTTGTGTCTCAGTTGTTACGCATTGTGGGTGGCGACACAGTGACAGTAAACCGCAAGAACAAAGAGGCTTGGAGTGGTTACCTACCAACCAGGATCATTGTGTACTCCAATGAGATGTTGCGGCTATCAGAAAACAGTAATGCACTCACAGGCAGGATGTTGGTGCTCACCATGACAAACAGCTTTTATGGCAAAGAGGACGTTGGCCTTGCAGACCGCCTGATTGCTGAACTAGCTGGCATTTTTAACTGGGCGTTGCAAGGACATAGCCGCCGCACCAGTAGAGTGGGTCAGCGTTTTGTGCAGCCAGAGTCTAGCAAGAGCATGGTAGAAGAGATGACTAAGCTGTCTAATCCATTGGCAGAGTTTATTGAAGACGCCGTTGAGTTTGTAGAGGATCATGAAGTCAATAAGGACGATGTGTTTGCTTGTTATAAACATTGGGCGATTAAAAAGAATCTACACCCTGGCACAGAGATGTCCTTTAAAACCCGCTTTACTTCTACAACGCAAGAGTTTAAAGTAAAGACTAACCGCAGACGTACTGCCAATGGATCAGAGTGGACTTATGTGGGAATTAGGCTCAAAGATAAAGCGCAGGCCTTTGTGGATTCAATCAGTGAGTTTGAGCGTGAAATCTTTTAACTTTCGTAAACGCATCAAGCGCAACCACTTTACTGTTGTTTTTAAGACAGTAGGTAAGCGCAAAGTTATTATACAAAACGAAAAGTGTATAATAACTTTTCGTTTTAAAATGCAAAAGATCAGAAGAGCGCATCAAGGTCATCGCAATAAGGTATTTGGTAGTCTTACCCAATTGAGAATGAGACGCATTTACGGAATTAGGCCGACAGTACCGCAGTTAAGGAGATAGTATGGAGTACAAAGACTTAGCAATAAATGGGTTTACATTTAGGTTTATTAAAGAAGATAATGAGTGGGTGTGCAAGATGCCAACGTGGTTGATTACTGCCGCAGAGGATATGCTTAGTGCAAATTACAAGAGAGAACAACGGCTGCAACAGCTATTAGATGAGGACAGAGAATGACTAACGAGAACCAAAAGCCAGTGACCGATGATTATCGCAACAACTGGGAACAAGTGTTTAAGAAGAGCAACACAACCAAAACAACTGAGCTTGAAGACTACCAAAAACTCGCACAAGAGATTTGGTTCAAGGACGGCTCATGCACAGGAGGAAAAGCAGAATGAACAATGAACCAGTAGCGTGGATGGATAAAGAAAGCAATATCACCATGATTGGTGGTATTTACCCAAAAAAGCTAGAGCAATATTTAAGCGTATTAGAATCTAGGATTATTGCTTTGGAATCCCATCCAGCAAAGACACTAACAGATGAGGAAATAGAGCAAGTGTGGACTGAGGTAACTTGTCAAGAGCTAAATGTTCCGTACAGTTTTGCTAGAGCAATACTAAGAAAGGCAAGCGAGAAATGAACGCACATGAACTAGCAGACCTTATTGATACTGGGATATTCCCAGAAGGTACATTGGCCCTTGCCACCAAAATGTTACGCAATCAGGCCAAGGAGATCGAGAGCCTACAGGAGCACTTTGACAAGGCGCTGGACTTTCTGACACGCCTTAACACTGGAGGCAAACAGTAATGCTCACTGTCAAGCAGTACTTAGAGATATTTAAGTTCTCAAGCGTTGACAATCTAAAAAACATCAAGCGCGTGTTGTTTATGTCACATAGCACCGAGGACTTAAAGAACCGGTACGACGCAGTAAAGATTGCGCTAGGTGAAGAATGAGCCACGACTACCAAGACATCGAGCAGATCGTCGCATACCTGAACAAGCAAAGTGACGGCGTGGCAAACGTCTACGCCAAGACGGCGAGCATGTTAGACTCGTTGTCAAAGGATAGGGCGCGTCTTGAGCAAAGAGTGGTAGACTTGGAGGAGCGTATCAGCAACATGGAGCAGTGGGAGAGGCGCTACCTTGACGTGATAGAATCACTAAGCCAAGACAGCAAGGCGGCGCTTAAGGAGTCACTTCGCACTTATGACGGGAGACTAGAATGAACGCAAATGAACTAGCTGATGAGCTGGAAAAATGTATTAGAGATGGTTCAACAGATTTAGTATGCGTTGACCAAGCAGCCACCATGCTACGCCAGCAACAAGCTGAAATAGAGGCATTAAACCAGCGCATTGAGCGCATGATTGAGAACCAAAGTCATCACGAAGGTATTGCACACGCTGGTGGGTTTGAACAAGGCCATGAGGTAGGACGTCAACTTGGCATGAAGCAAGAGCGAGCAATGTGGGAACTAGCCGCATCGACACAGGAGATAATGAAATGACTACATTTACCACACAAGACCGGCAAGATGCAGAGCGCACCCCGCTGAGCGACCAAGAGTTACTTAAAATGGCAGCAGATAAGTTTCATTACACCGAGTACAAACTAGCAATCGAGTTCGCCCGCGCCATTGAACGAGCCCATGGAATTGGTGATACGTATCACCAGATGGAGGACTAATGAGCTTCACCATCTACCAACACAACGGACTCAAAGTCATCCAGTGGTTTGCCACAGTTGATGAGCTGATTGCCAGCATGCTGGCCAACCCTAACGACGCATACCATAGGAATGTATGAAAACCAAAATATATGTATGGTGGATTAAACTACAAGCAAACCACATACCTTGGACTAAGCTGTACAAGTACCGAGTGCGTGAGTGGGAAAGTATGAAAGAGACCAATAGAATTCTTAATGGCTTTTGGTTTGGTGACCACAAAAACAATTTAGAACAAAAAACAGATTGGGATACTATAAAAGAAATGGTGAAAAATCACAATGACTGAGATCGCCCTATCATTCTTCATCGGCTTTTTGGTTGGCCTTGTGATGCGTCCAAAAAATAAAGACATCAAAGAGCAAACTGACATCTATAATCGCAAGTACCAAGAGTACGAGACTGAAATTAAGTACTACAAAGACCTGTGCAAATGGCACGTAGAGCAAAAGGAAAAGAAATGACTGACGACATCCAGTTTACTATGACATTTGAGAGTAACAACGACGATGGTTCAGCAAACTACAAGCTTGACCTAAATGAGTACACTACCAGTAAGTTAGTGGAGATTGGTGTGATTGCGTTACTTAAAGAGCACATTGCCCAAGAGCAAGCTAAAAGAGGCAACATTTACATTAGAGCAAAAATCTTAATAGGAAAGATCATGGACAAATTAAAAGTAATCAAGCCTGCAATTAAAGAAAAGTCTGGTAAGGTAGTGCCAGCAAAATCAATCAAAGAAAACCACGATGACATTATCAAGCGCGAAGGTAAAGCAGCTAAGGGAGCTAAGCGTGAGTTTGTGCTGTCAGACAAAACCGTAGCTACTCGCACCAAAGCAGCCAAGGTAGCAAAGGCAGCCGGTGAGGTAAAGAACCCAGGCAAAAAACTACACAGCCATGAACTACGTAAGGCACTCAAAAAATAATGAAAAAGCGCCCATATTACATTGCCGACACCGGCTTTTTTGGAGCCAAAGTGTTTATTTGCTTTTCTGATATGTCGTTTCAGCAAGCACTTAAAGACAGCAAAATAACAACTCGCCATAATGCTTTAGATTTAGGCATTGCTGAGTCACATTTTATTCAGCAAGAAGGCACCCACAACAGTATGCTAGCGATTGCGTTTAACTATGATGAGATGGCAAAAACCGACGCGTTAGAACGGATGGGTACTATCTATCATGAGGTCTCGCACACAGTCACTCATATTTTTGAGTACATTGGTGAAGACGACGCTAAGATTGGTGACGAGGCTCGCTCCTATCTTGGAGAGCATGTATTTAAGCAAGTATTTTCAGCCTACGCAACGGAGGAAGACAGACGTGAGCGTCTTAGAAAAAGAAATAGAGAAGCACTTATTAACCTCAGTAGTAAAAGCGGGGGGACGCAGCTTCAAGTGGATATCAACAGTGACGGGAGTGCCGGATCGGATAGTGTTCCTAAACCAAAACGTGTATCTCGTAGAACTAAAGACGCAAACCGGGAAACTGAGCAAGAGACAAGAACTGGTTTTTGATGATCTGGGTGAGCAGGGCTTTCCTGTTCACGTTCTACGCAGCAAAGAAGACGTTGAGGATTTTGTAAATGGCACGACAAAAGCTGAGTGTTAAAGATAAGCATATTGGTAGAGCATTTGAGTGGGCAAAAAGAAGAGCTAGAGTAAAAAATATTCCATTCACAATAACGAGGGAATATTTACGAGCCATTGCTGCAGATGAATGCCCAATATTTGAAACGCATTTTGAGTGGGGGCACTCTGGCCTTGGTGTCGGCAAATCCAAACCAGATGGGCCACAGTTAGATCGAATTGTCCCTGAACTAGGATACGTTGAAGGCAACGTGGCCTTTATTTCACACAGGGCAAACCGCATTAAAAGCGAAGGTACCATGCAAGAACATTACGCTATAGCAGATTGGATTTGGAACAGCACCCATGTTAGCAAGAAGTAACCTTCACCAATATCAAACCGACCTTATTGAGAAAGCAAAATCATGCCAAAACATGGGATTATTCCTGCCACCTGGACTTGGAAAGACGACCACGACGTTGACGATTATTGCCGAGCAGTTCAAGGGGAAAACGCTTATCGTAGCGCCAAAGAGGGTAGCGGAAACAGTATGGCAACAAGAAACGCAGAAGTGGAGCCACCTAACCCACTTACGCGTATCGAAGATCATGGGCAATCCGACGCAGAGATTGTCCGCCTTGAATTCGGACGCAGATATCTATCTGATAAACCTTGAGAATGTAGTTTGGCTCACCGACGCCCAGCCTAAGTTAGTGTTCACTAACTTAGTAATAGATGAGAGTAGTCGGTTTAAAGACCCATCAACTAAGCGTTTTAAGGCACTTAAGAAGCATTTAAAGGGCTTTTCTAGGCGTTTAATTCTCACTGGCACACCTACCCCTCAAGGTATGGGTGATCTCTGGTCTCAGGTGGGCATATTGGACTTAGGAGAGCGTTTGGAGACTAGCTTGACCCGCTTTAGGGACAAGTACATGATGCCAGACCAAATGAACAGGCATACACGTGTGGTATATAGCTGGAAGTTAAAGGAAAATGCAGATCAGAGTATTAAAAATAAAATTGCAGATATTTGTTTTAGTCTTAAAGCTGAGGATTACCTACAGCTACCGGCTCTTACAACGCTTTATCACCAAGTTGAAATAGATAAAAACGTAAGGAAACAATATGAGCAACTTAGAAAAGAGATGGTTGTGGACATCCAAAAAGAACGGATCACAGCTCCAACCGCAGCAACACTGGCGAACAAACTGCTCCAGTTCACATCGGGAGCGATCTACAATGAAGACGGAGAGACTCAAGAAATACACCGTTCTAAGTTGGAATATCTTGAGTCGGTCATGGAAGAGACCTCCTCCCCAGCGCTTGTCTTCTATCACTTCAAGCACAGTTTGCAAAGGATTAGGCAAACTTTCCCGTACGCCATGGTCCTGGACGATGACAACATTGAGGCGTGGCGTCGTGGCAAGATTCGTATGCTACTCGCACACCCACAATCAGGGGGCATCGGGCTTAATCTCCAGTGCAACGTTGGAGAGACAGCACAAACCGTGTGGTATGACTTACCGTGGAGCTCAGAAAACTACATCCAAGCCAATGCTCGGGTTTACCGCCAAGGGCAAACGGTGCCGGTTATCTTACACCATTTGGTAGTGTCAAAAAGTATTGACGAGCAAGTTGTCAAAGTATTAGAGGGCAAAATAAATTTACAGCAAGCGTTATTAGATGCCCTAAATTGCGTATTAGTGTGACCATGAAAGCAAAAAATATAATAAAAGCTGCAACACCCAGATTATCAGATGAAGAGCTAGATCCACTAGAGCAAGACGACAACGACGGCACTTCTGTGGATATGATGGAGGCATACTTTCCATGGAATCCAGAGGACATTGCAGACATTAGAAGATTGATAGATGAGCAGATGCCCAAGAAACAACGCTTTATATTTCAAGCATTTTTGGAAGGTTTGACGCACGAAGATATTATGGTAACTGAAAAGTACTGGCGGTATCACTTTTCAAAAGGTGTAGATTTTATTAAAGAGGAGCTTGGCCTATGAGCCACTTTAAAGACTTGTTTGATTATAAAGATGGAAAACTATTTAGGAAAACAAAAGTTGCAGGAAATGTAAAAATTGGTGAAGAAGCTGGTTGGTTTGATAACAAAGGATACCGAAAAGTTTCCATTAACAAAAAAACATACGGTGTCCATCAAATAATATTTGAAATGCACCATGGGTATATTCCTGAAATGGTAGACCACAGAGACGGAAACCCAAGCAACAATGACATTAATAATTTACGTGCGGCAACAAGGGGACAAAATATTAGTAACCAAAAAGCCAGAGGAAAATCCAAAATTAAAAATGTTTATTGGGCTCCAAGACAAAAAAGTTGGCGTGTAAATATGCGCATAAATGGTAAAAATACACATATTGGCTACTTTAAAGATTTAGAACTGGCTGAACTTGTTGCCGTTGAATCAAGAGAAAAATATCATAAGGAGTTTGCTAACCATGTCTAATTTTATTGTAGAGCATAACTACAAAGGCAATTATGTTATGGAAACGATTACTGGTGTGGAAGATCTTGACACTAGCCAGTATAAAGATATATTGGGAATCTGGGTTTGTGACAGCTTTGAAGAGTTACAGATCATGGAAAAAGAATTAAAGGAGATGAGAAATGCAAGACCCCGTCAACAAGCCTAGTCACTATACGAGTCATCCGTCGGGAATTGATTGTATCCAAATTACCGAGCATATGAGCTTTAACCTTGGTAACGCTATCAAGTATATTTGGCGAGCAGATTTAAAGAACGATGCAATTGAAGATTTGCGTAAAGCAGAGTGGTACATTCGCAGAGAGATTGAGAAGCGTACACCAACAATGAAACAACGCATAAATGAGGAGTGTGGAAAATGATTTTAGAAATTGATGATGATATGGTTGACACCATTATTCAAAGTGCATTGGTTAAAGACTATGTCCATTTAACAGCTGACCTAAAAGCTTACAAGAAAAACCCCAATCATTTGCACGAAGATGACGCAGCAGCTTATGCTGAAGTAGTTAAGGGTATTGAAATTTTGGCTCGCTGGTATTTTTGCAATGGTGAATTTGAAAAGTCTGTCAAACTTGCTAGGAAGAAAAAATGAAAAAATATACAGCAGGCGATTTAGAACAAGCCATCATGCAGTGCTGGCAAACCAGCGATGATTTAGAGTTGTTCTTTCGATACCATGGCGACGCGCCAACACCAATGACAGAAGATGAAGTGTCTAATGGATTGTTGGGTATTAAATTACTAAATGACATGCGTATTTGGAATGCGCAAGACATACACTGCAGAGTGTTTGAACTAAATCAGTACTGCACTGATCCAGAAAAGTTAACAACAAGAGAAGCATTATTCCCCGATTTTCCAATTAAAAAGAAAGGTAGTAAAAAATGAGCGAAGAAAAAGTAATTGACAGTGGTTTAGACAACGAGATTTTGACATTCCGTTTTTCTGTAAAAGCAACTAATGGTTTGCTACAGATTTTAGGAAACGCACCCTTTGTCGCATCCGCTGGCTATATCCAAGATTTGCAAACCCAAGCTGGTCCGCAAATTGAAACATTGGTAGCGAAACAAAATGAATCTGAAACAGCTTCTTAAGCGAGCAGGTGTAAGCAATAACATCATAGCTGAGGTTGAGCGTAAGGCCAAAATGACCACAGCACAGCAGGAAATTGAGCATCAAGAAAAGGCTGCTGCAATGGCCAAAATGATGCTCAATGATGTTATGCCGCATCTGCACAGCGCAATGAGTAAAACACCCCCGTCTAAACCCAAAAAGACAATTATCATTCCAGATTAGGGCGGTTTTTCCCCAAAAAGCGTATTAGTAGATATAGGGGATAATCTCAGCTCGTCGGGATGACGCCTTTTATCCCTGCGCTGTAAAGAAAGCACAAGGCTGCCGGCTCGCCTTCATAGAAAGCCGGCAATTTCACTCACTCACACACAGGAGATTTACCATGAACGCATACGAACTGCGCTTTGCCACATTTTATCAGGCTAAAGAGTTTTTAGAGAACCAGTATAAGGCCAATTTGGCTACTTGGGATTTGTTGGACAAGGCCAGTAAAGAAGCACTTGACCTTATGCCAAAGTTCCCAACATTGACAGAAGTGATCGACAAGGCAGTTGAGATCAATCAGTTTGTTAGTGACGCAAATGTTGCTGAGATTAAAAAGGCAACCAAGCGACTAACAATGTAGTAACAGCCCCGTTAGCACAGCGTTAGTGCAGCACTTTTGTAAAGTGAAGGTCGGAAGTTAGAATCTTTCACGGGGCACCAAGGGGGATTAGTGATAATGGGAGCACATATGCTTTGCAAGCATGAGGTGGGAGTTCGATTCTCCCATCCTCCACCAATTAATTAGGAGATAATTATGGCAACTAAACCAGGATTGTACGCAAACGTCCATGCTAAACAAGAGCGCATCAAGGCTGGCTCAGGCGAGAAAATGAGAAAGCCAGGTACTAAAGGCGCGCCCACAGCCAAAGCATTTAAAGAATCAGCAAAGACTGCGAATACAAAATAATGGACGACTTTAAAAAACTGCCTAAGATGAAAACTGGCGGCAGTGTCTCGTTAGCAGTAGGGCGCGGTGAAAAGTTACCAGTATCCCAAGGTGCTGGACTGACTGCCAAGGGGAGAGCTAAGTACAATGCAGCAACTGGCTCACATCTCAAAGCGCCGCAACCAGAGGGCGGCCCTCGTAAAAAATCATTTTGCGCTCGTATGTCTGGCATGCCAGGCCCTATGAAGGACGAGAATGGCAAACCAACACGCAAAGCAGCAAGTCTAAAAAGGTGGAAATGTGGTAGCTAAAAAATCACCCCCAAATAAAAAGAAGTTTACCGAGGAAATGGCGCAAATCATTTTGGAACTCGGTAAGCAAGGTGCATCCCAAAAATCCATGTACGCTGCAATACACATTAGTAAGTCCACTGCGGCTAAGTGGAAAGAAGAGAACCCAAAGTTTGCTGAGACTATGTCTATGGCAACGACTTATGGTCAGTCTTACTGGGAATCATTGATGCTAGCCAATGTGGAAAACAAAGCGTTTAATTCACGCGTCGCTGAGCTGGCGTTAAAGGGACAATACCCAGAAGACTACGGCCAACAGCGCGTTGACTTAAAAGCAAACATCAGGCAAGAGGTCACAATTGACTTTGACAAAGAAATAGCTGAACTAATGGAAATGCTAAAGTAGTACTAATCAACGGGGAATAGGCTTAGCGGCCGTGCCAGTGCTCATTCACTGGCTACCCACCAAACAACCAATGAGGGTTATATCAATGAAGCAATGCACTAGTTGCAAAGAAATAAAGCCAAAAGAGCAGTTTTTAAAAGATAACAAAAATAAAGACGGTTTGCGTTATGAATGTAAACCATGTCATAATTTGCGAAATAGACTTTGGCATAAAAATAATAAAGAACGCGGAAAAAACAATTATTTAAAACGCTTATATGGCATAACTTTGCAAGAAAAGTTAAAAATGGCAAAACTTCAAAATAATAAATGCGCTATTTGTAATAAAGAATTTGTTGAAGAAGTTGATATTTGCGTGGACCACAACCATGATACTGGAGTAATAAGACAACTTCTTTGCAATCCATGTAATCGAGGGCTAGGACAATTTCAAGATTCCGCGCAAATATTAAAGTCTGCTATAATGTATTTAAACAAACACGCTAAAAAGGAAGCTGCATGACTTTCCATTCTGTACTATCCCCATCATCTAGTGCCCGTTGGCTAGCCTGCCCCCCTTCAGTACGACTGTGCGAAAATCTTCCAGATATAGTTAAGCCCGAGGGTTCGTTTGATTATGCCGCTCAAGGTACAGCAGCCCATGAACTTGGAGAAGCAAAATTACGTTTGGTTTTTAATCAAATAACACAGGAAGAATATGAAGCAGCTTACGAAGAAATCAAAAAGAGTGAGTATTACGACGAAGAACTCGAACACTACACAGACACCTATGTCAATTACGTTCGTAGTCAAGTGGGTTCAGAAGACACTGTCTACATTGAAACACGTGTGGACTACTCAGATTACGTCCCTGAAGGAACGGGTAGCGCTGATTGTATTATCATTGGACCTGCCGAATGTCACGTCCTCGACTACAAGCACGGGATGGTGCCAGTCAGTGCCATCTCTAACAGTCAAATGCGACTCTACGCCGTTGGAGCAATTAGTAAGTTTGAAGAAAAATACCCAAACATCAAAAACATTAAATACACCATTGTCCAGCCAAGAGCAGAAAACATCAGCTTTGAGGAAACCTCGAAAGAAAAGCTCCTCCTCTGGGCAGACACCATTGTCAGAAAAAAAGCCAAGCAAGCGTGGGTCGGTAGTGGCAATTTCCAAGCCGGCGACCATTGCAAGTACTGCAAAGCCAAAGCCACGTGCAAAACCCGTCAAGAGCAAATTGACGAAATTGCCAAGTTAGATTTTAGAGATCCTCAATTACTTAGCGATGCAGAAGTGGCAAGTGTTTTAGAAAAAGCAGAGCAATTAAAAACTTGGGTTACGGATGTACAAGAATATCTGTTAGCCAAAGCAATCAATCAGGGTGAAGTCCCTAACGGTTACAAACTCTCCACCACTGTAACTCACCGCAAGATTAGCGACCATGCTTTGGCTGCTGTAGTGCTCAAAGAAAAGGGTATGAGCGAAGAGGTAATCTGGGAGCCACGCAAATTAAAGTCTATAGCTGCCTTGGAGAAGCTAGGACCTAAAGGTCAAATCACCGCTTGGCTAGGTGACTTAGTGTTGCGTCCAGATGGCCAGCCTAAATTAGTTAAAGTCAAAGAGACCGCAGAGGATGATTTTAAATGAGTACTTGGTTAATAGCAGCAATGGGTGTCGTGTATTTTGTCGTGGCGATAGATCAATTTATGAAAGGTGGTATTGGTACCGGCATCATGTTCCTTGGTTACGCCATGGGTAATGTTGGACTCGTCATGGTAGCAAAATAACAATAAGAGGTACCTATGATGGTGCAATGCTATGGTTCGGAATTTGAAATTCCAGACCAGCTTATAGATAAGTATTTTAAAGATTTTGATGGATTACCAGGAAGTGGATTACGCGAAAACATTTGCCAAATCAGAGATTCTATTTACGAAATTGTAGATATTGTTGAAGAGGATCCGGATGTTTTGCACGAAGCAGAATACCTAAAAGACTTTATGCAGGCGCTTGCTATGAAACAAGCATTACAAAATCACGGAATTTTATACGACGCATAAATCTCACATGGTGGAATAACAAGTAACAAATTTGCGTATTAGTACAGTTAGTAAAGGGTAGACGTACTGGCCCCTATTGAAGTCCAGTACTTATGTTAAAAAGGTAATATCATGACTCAAACTACTAAAGTAAAAATCGTTACTGGTAAAGTACGTTTCTCTTACGCTAACTTGTTTGCCCCAAAAGCTTCTGTAGAAGGCGGCACTCCAAAGTATTCAGTATCCATCATTATCCCTAAAACAGACAAAGAGACTATTGCCAAATTGCAAAAAGCATTTGATGATACTAAGACTGCAGCAGCAGCCTACTTTGGTGGTTCTGTTCCAAAAAATCTAAAAGGTGGTTTGCGTGACGGTGATCTAGAAAAAGACGATCCAGCATACGCAGGTTGCTATTTCATCAACGCAAACTCAGTGCAAAAGCCTGGTGTTGTTGATGCAGATCTCAATCCTATTTTAGATCAATCAGAGTTTTACAGCGGTTGCTATGGTCGTGCATCAATCACGTTTTATCCTTACAACGCTCAAGGCTCAAAAGGTATTGCGTGTGGTTTGAATAATGTCCAAAAAATGGAAGATGGTGAGAAGTTAGGTGGTTCTACTAACGCAGCAGCAGATTTCGCAGTTTAATAGTTTTTAGTAGTACAGGGGAGTGTCCGTAGAAACTGCGGCCTCCCTTTTTTGTCAACTCATCATTTAAAGAATAATAAATGGACCAGTATTACGTGTACCAGCACATAGATCCCGACACCGGTGAACTGCTTTACATTGGAATGGGAAGTTATGAACGAGCTTGGCTATGCCGAGGTTCTAACAGAAAGAAAAACCACCAAGAAAGATTGAATGAGTTATTTGCGTTAGGCTATACAATGCAAGATGTTGTAAGCATAATAGCAAGCGGTTTAAATAAAGCTTCAGCGTTAAACTTAGAGTTGATTAAAATTGAAAAATTTAAACCAAGGTTTAATAATTTAAGTAACCCAGATTGGAAATATCCATCAAAATTTACCGATGAAGTTGTAACAATGGTGAAAGCGTTAACAAAAATGGGGTATGGATCACAGAACATTGCTTTTTTAATGGGCGGTGATAAAAATAAAAATGCAATGACAATTTGGAGATTAAACAATGGTTAAGATGGATCAGTACATGGAATATATCGCGGCAAGTCGTTACGCCCGATTCGTTGACGAAAAAGGTCGTCGTGAAAACTGGAGTGAGACTGTAGATCGTTACGTTGACTATATTTTTAGCCGTACACCAGCAATACAAGAAAATACCAAATTAAAAACCGAAATTCGTAGTGCCATTTTTAACTTAGAATTGATGCCTTCCATGCGAGCCATGATGACGGCAGGAAAGAGTGCTGACCGTGATAATACGTGCGTTTATAACTGCAGTTATCTCCCTGTGGACGACCCCAAAAGCTTTGACGAAAGCATGTTTATTTTGCTCTGCGGAACTGGCGTTGGATTCTCGGTTGAATCCAAGTACATTAACCGTCTGCCCGAAGTGCCAGAAAAGTTGTTTGATTCAGAGCACACCATCGTCGTACACGACAGCAAAGAAGGCTGGGCAAAGTCATTGCGTTTACTCCTTGCCCACCTCTGGTCCGGAGAAATCCCCCGATGGAATGTTGAGTCCGTCCGCCCCGCCGGAGCACGACTCAAAACTTTTGGTGGAAGAGCTTCTGGGCCGCAACCACTAGTAGACCTGTTTGAGTTTGCTGTTGCTATGTTTAAAGGTGCTAAGGGTCGCAAACTAAACTCCCTAGAGTGCCACGATCTAATGTGCAAAATTGGTGAGGTAGTTGTGGTCGGTGGTGTTCGCCGTTCTGCTATGATATCATTATCAGACTTAGACGATGAAAGGATTCGATATGCAAAAGCTGGACCATGGTGGGAAACCGCTCCGCACAGAGCTCTTGCGAACAACAGTGCGGTGTATTCAGAAACACCTACTGTCGGAAAGTTCATGGAAGAATGGCTATCACTTTACAACTCCCATTCCGGTGAACGAGGCATTTTTAATCGGGAGGCTGCTAAAAAGACGGTTGAAAAATACGGGCATCGAGATAGTAATTTTGAATTCGGAACAAATCCGTGCAGTGAGATCATTCTCCGACCATACCAATTTTGCAATCTTAGTGAATGTGTAGTACGCCATGACGACAACAGAGAAACACTACTGCGCAAAGTGCGCCTCGCCTCTATCTTGGGTACCATCCAGTCTACCTTCACCAAGTTCCCCTATTTGCGCAAGGTGTGGCAGAGAAATACTGAAGAAGAGCGGTTATTGGGTGTTTCCCTCACCGGAATCTATGATAATCCCCTTCTCGCAACACAAGGAGACAAATTAAATGAGTTACTTACCGAGCTTCGAGAGGAAGCTAGACGAGCCAACGAAGAGTTTGCAGAGCTGCTTGGAATACCTAAGAGTGCTGCAATTACTTGCGTTAAGCCCAGTGGAACCGTCAGCCAACTCGTTGATAGCGCTTCTGGAATCCACCCTAGACACTCTAAATTCTACATCCGCAGAGTTAGAGGAGATAAGAAAGACCCTCTCACCCAATTCTTAATCCAACAAGGAATCCCAAATGAAGCCTGCGTTTACAAACCCGATCAGACTGTCGTATTTAGTTTCCCTCAAAGAGCGCCTGAAGGACTTACTCGGAGTGATGTTACTCCGATTAGCCATCTGGAGCTATGGCTTACTTATCAAAGGCACTGGTGCCACCATAAACCTAGTGTTACAATCTCCGTCGAAGAAAAAGACTGGCCGAGCGTCGGCGCGTGGACATGGGAAAACTTCAGTGAAATCTCCGGTGTTTCCTATCTTCCCTATGACGGAGGAACGTATCGCCAGGCGCCGTACGAAGAGTGTAGCGAAGAAGACTACAACAAGCTCAAAGCCAACATCCCGCAAATCAACTGGGAAGACTTCAAAGAAAACACCGACAACGTCGAAGGCGCCCAAACTTTAGCTTGTAGCGCCGGAAGTTGCGAAATATAACCTACTAGAATATAATTTGCACACAAAATGTAGTTTGTTCAGACAGTGCAGTAGTAACAAAGAACACGGAGCGGTTACCCCCGTCTGCATAGGTAACCCCATTTAATTACCGACACGTCGGTTTGCCATAGGAGCATAGTATGAAAACCTGTAATAAATGCAGTATCTCAAAACCACTAAATTGTTTTTCTATTAGGAAAAGTACATCAGACGGTTTTCAATGGTGGTGCAAAGAATGTAAAAAACATCACGACGCAAAACGATTTTTAGTTCCTAAAGACAGATCTAAGTTTTTAATAAACTCTGCAAAATCCCGAACAAAACGTTGGGGTGGCTCTGTAACAATATCTGCCGAATGGATAGAATCTAAAATTGCTAACGGAGTATGTGAAGTAACTGGCATACCGTTTGATTTAAATCCAAGCAACTTTAAAAGGATGAACCCTTTTGCCCCATCGTTAGACAGAATAGACAGCGGAAACCGCGATTATTCTGAAGCAAATACACGCGTAGTTTTAGCTTCTGTAAACGTCGCATTAGGTGAATGGGGCCTTGAAGTTATGAAACCTATTTTTAAAAAGTTAGGAGAACTTTGATGCTAGTTAATCTTGACTTTGAAACGCGGAGCCATATTGACTTGGCAGAGCAGGGTCTTGATGTTTATGCCGCAGATTCATCAACCGAAGTGCTTTGCATGGCGTACTCTATTGATGGTGGTTTAGTAAAATTATGGACTCCGACAACGCAATTGCCACAATTTATGTATGACAAAACTACCAAGTTTCAAGGGTGGAATGTCATGTTTGAGTGGCATATTATTAAATATGTACTTGGGTTGGATGTAGAAATTGAGCAGTGCATTGACTCTATGGCCATAGCAGCGGCCAATAACATACCCCAGTCTCTTGGTGACGCGTCTATCTTTATGGATGCCGAGCACAAAAAAGATACCCGTGGTAGATACCTCATTCAGAAGCTCTGTAAGCCAATGAAAAACGGCACGTTTAATGAAGATCCAGAACTAATGCGGGAGATGTTTAATTACTGCGCAGACGACGTCCGTGCGGAGATGTCAATTGTAGCCGATTTAAGGCCCCTTACAGCCTCCGAACAGCAAATTTGGGAGCTTACCCAGCGCATCAATCTCCTTGGAGTGCCGGTGGATCCAAACGAGCTCCACAATGCCGTCTTAGCAGTTACAAGGGCTCAGGACCAACTAGACAACGAGTGCCTTGCCCTGACTGGTTGTAAGCCCTCTGAGCGGGCTAAATTACTAGAATGGTTAAATAAGAGAGGCGCTGGATTGGACGATCTGACCGCCGAGACCGTTACAAAAATGCTGCAGTGCAGCAATTTAGACCTACAGATTAAACGCGCCTTAGAGTTAAGGCAAGAAGGGTCACAGACTTCTGTGGCTAAATATCAAAAGATGATGGAGATACAACGTGAAGGAAAGATTAGGAATACACTGGTATATCATGGCGCTAGTACTGGCCGCTGGGCGAGCCGTGGTGGGCTCAATTTGCAGAATATTGCTCGTCCCACAATCTCGGATGAGGCAATTGAGGCGGCAATACCAAAAGTCTTTGAGATGGGAGTGGGAACAATGTCAGAGCTATCCTCTCTCGTCCGCTCCGCCATATTGGCACCTAACGGCAAAACCTTCGTTGACGTGGATTTTAGCTCAATTGAAAACCGAGTTGGGGTTTGGCTCGCAGGACAAAACGACAAAGTCGAATTGTTCCGGAAAGGATTAGATGAGTATAAAGTATTCGCTTCAGAAAGCCTGTACCGCATCAGCTATGATGAAGTCACGAAGGAACAACGCCAGATTAGCAAGTCTGCGGTCCTTGGCGCGATGTTTGGTCAAGGAGCTAAAGGTCTTGTTAAGTATGCTGAGGGGATGGGGGTCAGTCTGACTGAGGCTCAGGCAAAGAATGCTGTAGATAATTACCGAGCGTCGTATGCGAAGGTGAAGCTTCTTTGGAGTTTATGCGAGACTGCTGCCATCGACGCAGTTCAGAATCCCGGAACTGCTTTCGCGGCTGGTCATAAGATAAAGATGAAATCGGTGAAACAGGTTTTATGGATGCAATTACCATCAGGTCGCCTTATCTGCTGGCAAAGGCCAGAGCTCGAGTTGCTCACCACACCATGGGGGCAAGAGAAGTTGGGTATTACTGTCCACAGCCAAAACACATTCACTCGGCAGTGGACTCGCAATCAGCTGATTGGTAGCAACATATTTCAATCTGCCGTACAGGGAACGGCACGTGATTTTTTGACAGACGCAACACTCAATATTATGAAAGCCGGGTATCAAGTAATCAATTTGATCCATGACGAGTTTCTCCTTTTAGCCGATGAGGCTAATGCAGAACAGACTTTGGAGGATGTACTGAATTTGGTAACTAAACCACCAGCTTGGGCGCCAGATATGCCGTTAGCCGCAGAGGGCTGGGTCAGTAAACGCTACAGAAAGTAATTAGCGGTTAAGTGGGCTATCAGGATTAAAAGGATTCATTGTGCCTGGAGTAAATCCAGCACCACCGGATGCACCTTTTGACGGCGGTGTATTTTTGACTATTGGGCTGCCAGGTATGCTTGGGTCTCTGCCCATATCAATTAAACGTTCTGTATAGGTTCTTGGCTGAGCAGGTTGGTTTTTTTGAGCCCATTCCCTAAGCTGGCGTTGTATCTCTTCAAGTGTAGGGGGTTGACCACCTGCAGCAAGATACACTAAACCACCTTGTGCGTAGGCATTGCCCATCGCATCAACGCGGCTATAATCTTCTGGAGCACCATGCTCAATTTGTCCACGGGCCATAGCGTCACGATATGCGTTAATAGCCTCAGCAGACAAACCAACACCAGTGCCAATTACTTTAGCAGCAGGGTGTGGTAACAGTGTTGATGCAGTACCTAACGCACCAACGCCGCTAATTACTGCACCTGGGATATCGCCTTGAACAACACCACGATTATATGCGTCAGTAGCTTGCATTCCAGCACCAGCACCAACTAAGCCACGACCCAATAAGGATCCAACGCCACCAATAAATGGTAGCTTGTAGTCATATACCCCACGTGCAAAGTTGGCAATGTCTGATAATCCACCAGGCATTATCTTAGCAGCAATGCGTTGTGCTGCCGTAGCATTTTCTGGTAAAGCTTTTATTGCTGGTTCTGCACCTGCTCTAGTAAATCCAGGGTATTTTTTATGAAGAGCTGATTCTTGACGAACTTTCTTAGCTGCTTCTAATTGGGCTTCATTGTAATTTCTCCAATTTTCCAAGCTAGACTCAACACTTCGGCCACGAGGATTAAATGGAGTATGCCCTTCAGGCAACTCACCCACAACAGGTCCGCGACTCAACGGTCCGGCCGCTTGTGTCCGACCTTGTTGCACTGCTTTTATTCCAGACTCAACCATTGGGCGAGCTATAGCTCCAGCGCTAGCGCCTACAGCAGCAGGTAACACTGGACTAGCTAATTCTCGTGGGTCAAAAGTTTTAATTTCAGGAAATTCTTGAGGTTTAGCAGATTCAAGATACGAACTTAATTTAGAAACATCTTCTGTTCTGCCTTCTTTATCGGCAACCCTAATAGCTTCGTAAATGTCTGAAAAATCTTGTGCCATTATTTAGCCTTGTTTCTGTTAATAATGTCTTGAATATCTTGAGGATGCTGTGTTTGAGAGCTTACCGATGCTTTTTGACCGGCAACAGGTCTAGCAAAAGATGGGCTTTCTTTAAGAATATTTTCCAAATCGCCACGGAATTCTTTATGAATTTTTATAAATTGAGGATCATTTTTAAATTTACGGAAATCAGTAAAGTCTTCACCAGTCCCATAAACTTTGGCTAGCTCTTCGTTCATCTTAGTTACGCGCTCAAGAACTTTAGCTTTTTTGTAGATTAACTCAGCTGGATCACTAATACTTGAAGAAGCGCGTTGTAAAATCTCACGTTCTCCTTCAGTAATTTGTCCTTGACCTTTAATGAGTTTAGCAGTCTGCAATTCAATCTTAGCTAAATAACTAATTAACTCACTACGCTCACCAAGACTCTTTTGTGTCGTTGTTGGCAATGACTTAAATATAGCGTTTTCTAAATCAGCAACACCAAAGTTACCAATACCTTTTTGCACTACTCCAGCTACTGCAGCAGCAACTCCGGGTTGGTTGATAACACCAGACAACGTTGGATCTTTTTTAACAATATCTTGAATGCGACGCGATGTAGCATAGGAATCATCTAATGTACCTGGGTCGGTATCCGCTTCAAACGCAGTACGCATTGCCTCTCCAGATTTACCTCTAGCTTCACCAGCTGATGTTAATGCTGTTTCAGAAGCTTTACGTTGCGCTAATATGTTAGCCACATCTGGCATTCCGGTTGAAGCAACTTGAACGCTTGGTGCGCCTGCAATTTGGCTAGACTTACCTTGCCCTGATTCAAACTCTTTAATCGCTTGAGCAACTGCTGCTCTAGCTTCTGGCGTGCTTGGTATTTTTGCAGTTGGCTCTATGCCTAATTTAGCTGCAATATAAGATCCATAATTCATTGTGGATTCTGGTGTATTGCCAGCAGCAGTTGATGGAGACCACGCTTCTGCTAACATTGCTGGGCTTACAAAACCACCAGTATCTCCAAAACGCTGTTTTAGCGCTGGACTTTGACCAGATATTTTTCCTTGTAAATCATCTTCTAAAGCTTTTTGTCCTTCTTCTGGTGTTGTAAATACACGCAACTCGCCAGTTTTAGGATCTTTTAAATTTCCAGGGTTATTATTACGAACACTTAATGGTTGCGCTGCCTCAGCACCCAATACGGTTCCAGTCATTGTCCCCGGCAATTTACCCGCTGGTGCTTCGTAGTATGAAGACGCGTCAAGGATCAAACCTTTTTGTTTTAATTGCTCGTATTCAAAACGGTTAATATCACGAACCTCAGGTTTTTTAGTATTCGGGTTCATAATTACTGTAGGCTTACGATCCATTGAAGCCGGATTTAAATTGGCGCTAGCTTCAAGCTCTTGGTTTTTAGCAACAATTTTTTGTAAATATGAATTAGCAGCTTGTGGTCCTTCAAACTTATTGATACGTAAATATTCAGATTTAGCTGAAGGAGTCAAAAAGTCATAAGGCCCTTTAGCAACACCAGGGGCACCAGGAGCGCCTACAGCACCGGTAGCAGGGGCAAATATATTTTGATTAGCTTCTTGCATAGCGGCAGCACGTTCTTGCGCTGTTTTAGCTTGTGATAATTGGCTTTTCATACCAAACAATTCAGCTTGCTGTCTATCACGCTGTTCAGCTCGACGCGCTAATGCTTCACCAGGGCCAGCAGCACCGCCGGACCACCAAGCTGTAGCGTCTTGTAAAGAAGACATAAGCCCGCTTTGTTCAGCTTCTTTTTGCTTAACTAATTCTTCCATTTTAGCCAAAAGAGATGGATCATATCCAACTCCCCCAGTGGGAGTAGCTAAAGCATAAGGACCTTTAGCAGGTATGGCTTTTGCTATTGGGGTTGATGGAAGACCACCAGTTTCTTGCGTATCTGCAGTATCTTCAGCTTGTGAAAAACCACCAGTTTCAAAACTTTTAATATTGTCTAAGCCTGCCATGATTATTGATCGCTAATAATAGTTGATGGGTCTGGAGCTGTTGGGTTTGGATTAGCAGGAGCCATATTAGCAGCTGTAGTTGCGTCAATAGCAGCCTGAGTTTGTGCTGGTGTGTAACCACCCAAATTGTCACTACTACCACCAAAAGCACTACCAATACTACTAATTAACCCAGTTAAACCACCAGGGACACCTAATGACCCGAGGATGCCACTTGCACCAGTTTGACCGCCAAGGGCAGATACTAAGCCAGCGATTTGATTTAATGGTGACAATTGAGTTTGATTAGATACAGTAGTAGGTGCTTGAATGCCACCAACGATTTTACCTAAATTAGAAATATTAGTTAATGGCGCAGCTTGTTGATATTGACCAGTTGTCAACAAATTATTAATGTTTTCTTGTGCTGTTGTGCCAGCGCCTTGAGCCGCTGCAACACCAGTTTGTTGATTTTGCAATGCAGCTTGCATTTGTTGTGCTTGTAAGCTTGCAAGGGCATTTGCTTTAGCAGTATCTACTGCAGTTTGACCCCGCAAACTACCAAACTGACCAGTACCAACAGCGCCAGCTTGTTGCGGCGCAATTGTTGTTGGGAGTACTTGATTTAACTCTTGGTTTTGTGCTTGGAACAAACCACCTAATGCTGTTTGAGTATTAGGTGTAACATTACCAGATGCATCAGTAATCCAAGGATTAGCAGCGCCGCCAGCAATATTTTGAAGTGTACCAGTAGCTTGTGTGAAAGCGTTTGTTGGTCCAGACAAAGCATTAACTGCTTGCTGACCTACAGTTTGCTGAGGTGTCGGAGCACCTGATGCAGCTTGTTGTGCTTGGTTAACAATGTTTTGTTGAGCTGCATCATACCAGCTCGGCATCGTAGTGGTTTGCTGCGATGTATTCGATATGATGTTGTTTAAGCCAGCCATTATACTTTCACTTTCTTGTTAGCTTCTAATAAATATCCCAATGGACCTTTACTATCAGGCGGGAGTTCTTTTGCGTCCGCAGCACGTTTATGTTCACGAATTGTTCTCAAAAATTCATCAAGGATTTTAGCCCCAGCATCACTACTACCATTACCTAAAGATGATACCACATCTGCAGGTATTACAAACTCAGAATGTGCTAACATGGCAGGTACTTCATCTGAGGTGCCATCTCCGTTGCCTTTAACATAACGGTTATCAATAGAGCCTAAACCACCTTCAGAAAAGAATGTTGGGTTATGTCCTTCAATCTCACCGCCTTCAGCATGACCTGCAGGATTAAGTGCTGGTAATCCAGTCAAAATATAATTTAACTGCGCTTTGGTTAAACCAGGGGTAAGTGTAGAAGAAATACCGCTAGTTGGGGGGTTATCGGGGGCATTTAAATCACTAATGCCTGGAGAGCCACCTGTGGCAAATTGCGGTATGTTTTGTGATAATAGTTCATTAATCATAGGTTCGCCTGCTAAAGTATAGTTCTGATTTGCTTGTGTTAATCCAGGTGTTAAATTAGTAATTCCGCCAGTTTGGTTTGCAATATTAGCATTAGGACCATATGTAGAACTCCAAGTGCTGTAACTCATTCTACTCGGGGTTGTGCCAGTACCTACTCCACCGATGCCAGTGCCTGTACCTACTCCACCGATGCCAGTGCCATCGCCTACTCCTGTACCTACTCCTGTACCTGTACCTACTCCTGTACCTACTCCTGTACCTACTCCTGTACCTGTACCTGTACCTACTCCTGTACCTACTCCTGTACCTACTCCTGTGCCTGTACCTGTACTTACTCCTGTGCTAGCAGTTGTTGCACCAGTACCTGCAGTGGACGCTATTCCAGTTCCTGTGCCGGTTTTAGTGGGCACAACTGACTTACTAATTAATTGATTTACATAATCTTGTAAAGTCTGTGTTTGTGCCACATCGCCAGTAATATCTTGGGTTGGCGCTGGTAATGTTGCTTTTGATAAATATTGATCATACTCAGCTTTAGTAATTTCACCTGCAGCCAAAGCGGTATCTAGCATTGGTTTTGTATATTGTGAAGAAGAACCACTTGCTGTTGAATCTGCGGTTGTTGTAGCTCCGGTATAAGGAGTCATTGACATGGTTGGCACACCGTTTTGGTCTGCTGTTTTATCTATGACGTACTTAGAACCAGATGGCCCCGCGGTGTAGTCCCCCGCCAAAAGCGCACCGGTATTTACAAAACCACCTTTACCATCAGGAATATATTCTCCCCATTTACCTGTTGTAGGATCTTGGCGATATACACTTTCTACTAAATCTTTACCATCTGGTGTTTTAGTCACAGAAGGTAATTCTCCGGCTTGCGCTGTTCCGCTACCTGTTAATGCACTAATAATATTTTCGGCAACTTTTTGACCGGTAATGGGGTCGATACCTTGCGTCACAAAAGCCATTGCTTTATCCGGGGATATACTTGACCCGCCAGCGCCAGACACTAATTCTGTATATGCTTGTTTAGCTTCCGGCGTTGTTAACTTAGCTAAATTAGCTGCGTTAACATCTGTTAGTTTAGCGCCAGTGGTATCGCCCAATGCTGCAAATGCTGACATTAAATCAGCACCCTCCGGTGTGTATCCTTGCTTAATAGCATTAATTGCTGCTGTTTGTTCTGCAACAGTGTTACCTGCAATGGTCGGTGCAAGATTCATAGCCGCATCAGCAGACAGCCCGTTTGCTTTAGCATTACTATAACTTAACTGTTGGTCCGGATTTAAACTATTGACCTTATTAGCAAAAGCAATTGCAGCATCAGTTGTTGTATTACCAGTACTTTTTTGCTCATAAAAAGACTGTAATGCTGTTGTACTCATTTTAGATAAATCTGGTGTGTACTTTAAAGCATCTGTAGTAGACAAACCATTGTCAGTATTAAACTGATAAAAATTCTGTTGCTCTGAAGGCAATGTATTAACACCGGCGGCTGTGCTAATCGCAATTTGATTATCGCCATTATTTTGCTTTAACGCTTCATAATATGAGTTTTTAGCAATATCAGAAGCATTGGTTAGCGTCGGCGCTGCGGCTAAAGCATTTGTAGTTGATCCGGTCTTACTGTAAATATCTGAGTAAGTAGTTTGCTGATTAGGTGTTAAACCATTAACTCCTGTTGCAGTACTAATTGCTGTTGAAATATCCTTATTAGCTGCAAAATCATTATTAAAAGCAGTTTGAGCAATAGGTGATAATCCAGCAACTGTTGAAGCTGTGCTAAATGCAGCCACATTGTTTTGTCCAGAATCAACCAGATTATTAAAAGCTTTTTGAGCTTCTGGATCCATGTTAGCTACTTGAAGATGAATATCCGTGTTTTGAGCACTTGTAAATGCATCAGCTCTATTAGTGCCGTTAGCTACAGCGTCAGCGTAGGCTTGCTTAGCTTCAGGCGTAGTTAACTTATCATTATTGGTTTGATCAATAATTTGATTAGTAGCCATCTCAGTTGCTTTTTGTAACTGTTCAGCTGCCGCACTTTGTTCTGCTTCAGCAGCTTGACCAACTAAATCGCCCAATGTTTGAGAAGTTGTGTCAATTGATTTAGCAACATCTGCTGCTTGATTTTGCAGTGTTGTTAAATCTCTTACATAGCCATCATAAGTTGGTTTAGCAGCATTTACAGCATCTAAACTTTTTTGGTAAGTATCAGCAGCAGTTTGATATTGTGATGCTACACTGTTTGCTTGATTAGCAATATCATTAATCTGAGGTGCTAAAGCAGTTGCTTTGTCTATCAAAGATTGTGGTGTTACTGTTTCGTAATCATTAACTGTATAATACGTCCCAGCATCTGCGTCATATTCTTGATGCGTGCCAATAACAAGCGGATTTCGTACTGTAGTAGCGGGGGTATAGCTACCAGTTTCTGGATCATAACTAGCTGGCACATCTTGCGGCGGTCCTAACTTAACATACCCTTCTCCTTGGGGTTTCCAATCTGGGTTATTATCATAGCTTGTAGGATCACCGCTTTGCAAATTAGCATAGTCACTCTTAGCTTGATTAAACTCTGCTAACTTACTAGTGTACTGACTTTGCAAATCATTAAATTGCGAATACAAACCATTTGCGGTATCAAAATTTGATTTAGCAATATTTTGTGCTGGGTCTAATGTATTTTGAAAAAAGTTTTGTGCTTCTGATTTTAAACTATTAAACTGGTTGTTTACAGATTGTAATGTATCACTTTGGCTAGACAGATCATTATAAGCAGATTTAATCTGGTCACTAGCACCTTGTAAAGACCAATTCATTCCAGCAACAATACTAGATTGAGTAATGGCTTCTCCAATGCTCTTACCGCCAATAATTGCTTTTGCTGCGGCATTTGTTGCGTTGGTAATTAATCCTGTACTTAAGTCTTTTGCATCAAAACCTTGATTTTTTAATTCACCAGCAACCGCACCAGATAATGCTCCAGCAGCGCCTGCAGTTAAAATTTGGTCTAAAGGCTTACCACTTAAAGCCGCAGCTAACGCAGAGCCAGAGGAACTAGTAACAGCTTGCTGAATAATAGTCTGTGTAGTTGTATCTAAGTTTTCTATTCCCGGCACATTACTCCCAATTTGACCGCCAGCATAGTTTCCAGCATAAGCCGCGGCAGCACTTAAAGCAATGTTTTGAATATTGCCACCATTAGCGGCACTCACTGCAGCTGCAGAAATTGGGTACGGAACACCGGCGGCGGTTAATGCAACAGTTTCAATGGTCGGTAATGGATTTTGTACAATATTTTCTACCGTTTTGCCAATCGTAGATACTACTGAGCTAATAGTTTTGCCAATATCATTAAAAATATTGCCAGCCCCAGAGACAACATCTCCAATTGCTTTAAATGGATCAAAACCTCCACCACCGCCGCACATTAGACTATTTCCAAATGTTTAACAGTATTAAATCCAACTGTCTTATAACCAAGACGAGCATAAAACTTTTGTGTTTCTTCAAGCTTAACTTCTGTTGTTTGGCCTAAGCAAACGTCAACAACATTGTTTTTTCTAGCCCAATTTTCCAACGCTTTGATTAACTTAATTGCCGCAAAAGATCCGCGATGTTCTGGCTGGACAAAAAAGCCCATATCAGTAACGCGTTTTCTTTGGCTAAAAAAGTACGGTTGAATCATCCCGGCTATAAATCCTATTAGTTTATTATCTTTTTCGGCAACATAAATAACGCCGTTTGCTATAACCCAAAGATCTTTAATTTTGTCTTTGTCTAAAACAGCGTCTTTAAACTCTGCTTCAGCGATCATTTGCTCGGCAAGAGCAAACAATTCATCAAATCTATCCGGTGTAAATTCAAGAATTTGCACTGGATAGATCTACAGTAATTTGGTATT